TTTCCTCGCAGATGGTAAAACAATACTACGTGATGCCATGATTAAACAGCAGACATTTGAATATCGGTGCAACGATGATGAGCTTGCTGCTATTGCCACGGCGCTTGATCTGATGCGGCAGAAACGCTACATCGAGGCGCAGGCCGTGTTGATTGCTCGGCACGACCTGCTTACTGCAAAGCCGCTATTGAAGCAATACAACCAGCATGAGGCGCGAGCATGAGCATTGTTATCGGTACGCCATATACCAAGGGCGCAGGCTACCTTATGGATGGCAAGAATTTGAACGCCAGCAAGCGGCATGAGGCGGACATTCGCACATGTACGCATTGTCAGAGTGTTATTGAGTTGCAGGTATGGAAGTCATCAGGTGCGTGGTGTAACAAGTGTATGGCTCCTATTTGCAAGGCGTGTGGCCCCAGAATGTTGACGCATGGATGCGAACCGTTCATGCAAAAGATTGAACGCTTTGCAGAACAGCAGATGCGTTTTCATAAGTTGTTGATGGAAGCGGGGATGGCAGCGCCGGTTCCCCAAACTCCCATTTATACCGGCGCTACCTAAAGGAGAACTAAATCATGGCACAATTTTCTGTAGCACAACGTGGTGTGGCTGGAACTGCAAGTTCGACGCAGTTGAATAATGGCACTTTGACAATGTTGACGGTTGGCAATATTGCAAAAGTGAAGATGATTTCATGGGGCGGTTCTGATACCTCCCTGATTTCATATTCTACTCGTTGGGCGCGTGTGACAAATACGCCCGCAACGCCAGCCGCTCTAACCATTGTAGCAACAAGTCCCGGTATCACTCCGGTTGCTACGTATAACACCTACACAACCACTCCGACTTCGGCGGCATCCCCTTCCGGCCTGCATCAGCAAGACTGGAACACACAAGGCGGTGGCGGCGTTGTTGTATTGCCGATTGGTGGCGAATGGTTTGTGTCTGGGGGTGCGCTTGGCACGACTTACAACCAGATAGGTTGCGGTAACGTGGTTGGTGCATCTTCCAATACCTCGTTCGGAATGGTTTGGGAAGAATAACTTGAGCCTTGCAAGCGATTACTCAACCGCCTATGCTGCCGCAGAAGAGGCAAAGGCTAGTATTGTTGCCGAAAAGCCCGCATCGTTTAGCGAGCCTAATGGCACGGCAGAAGTTACCATTGATGGTCAATTGCATTTGATACAAACCACAAGCGGTGACTTCACAATCTCTGGTGCAGGCGCTTTGGCGTTTGCAACTTGGATTAATAATACCTTTGGAGGATAACCCATGTTCCAAAACTTCCGAGGGACGCTGTTAGACGCATCGACAGCGGCTTTTCCAACTATCACCGCGATTACGGAAACGGTATTAGTCCCTACTATTTTCACGCCAATTCCCGCAATGTCTACGCGTGTCGGTCAGGCTTACAAACTGACGGTGGGCGGAACATGCACTACTGGCGCGGCGGGGACGCTGACCATCACGCCGCGTTACGGGCTGGTGATCGGCGGCACATCGTTGACCGCATCGGGGGCGCAGAACTATGTTCCTTCGATTACGACTGCGCCATTTTTGTATGAGTGTTACGTGGTCCATCGGGTTATCGGTGTTGCTGCTGGCGCTAGCTCTTCTGTGGTTTGCACTGGACGGTGGGTGTCCGGTGGCGCTGTGGCTACTGCGGCAAGTCAAACGGTGGTGACGCATACCAGCACAGCCAGCGTATCGGTTGATACTACGGTTGCAACTGGTCTGTGGATAGGCGTTACTTTTTCGGTTGCGCCATCGGTAATTCCGCTTTGGTCAACGTGGGAAGCTCTTAACTAGTGGCACGAGGTCAAAATCGGGGAATTGGGCGCGGCGCAGGAGTGCCGGGAGGCATTGCGCCCAATCGTCAAACCAAGTTTGTAACACAGAAACTATTGGTTCCAGATAATTCTGGGCCGTTGGGTTCGTTTGTTAATACGCTTTCTTCAAGCCCGCAGATTGCTAATTACAATCTGATAGCGGGTATCGGCTTTTTCTTAGCTTCCTTAGTCAGTGGGCAGGTTCCCGGCGCTAATGCACAGGAATACAGGCATGGCACCCACGCTGCATCCATCCAGACTGCTGAAGGTTTAAAAAGCACGATATTTCAGGCGCAGGTTGCGCCGCCCGCTGCTGTAACAGCAGTCCCGCCGTTTATCTCGGTTCAGCAGCAAACATACGATGATGTAAAACCCGCTTTATTTGAGCCGGTAATTATCGGTCAGGGCGCAGTCCCGGCTACTACGTTAGCACCGCCCCAGAGCGACCCTACGCAGATTGGCGCGCAGATATTTGAACCATTAGCGCCGACAGCAATAGTTCCAAATCCGATTGCTGCGTTTTTCGCCACGCTTCCGCAGGATGAGAACCGGCAATACTCTACTATTTGGGAGTCGCAAACTGCGGGACAGAAACCGCCTGTAATCTCGTTCACACGAAGCGTATCGCAGGACGATACATCGCAAATAGCGGCGCAGGTTATCAAGGCATCGCAATCCGCCCCTGCGGTATCGGCTCAGTGGGTTCCGCCGCCTGTTATCGGGCTACAGCAGATTTACAGCGATATTCTGCCTGCTGCAATTTTCCCCCCCGCTTCCACGCCGCCAACGGTTGCCAGTGCAGTCCCGCCATTTACGCAGGCATCGCCGCAGAACGAGAACCGACAATATTCGGTCGTATGGAAGTCGCAAACGGCGGGGCAGACACCACCTGTAATACCCTTTGTTAAAGGTTCCCCGCAGGCTGATCCTGCGCAGATTGCCGCACAGGTATTTAAAGCGCCGCCAGCAGCCATCACCCCGATCGCAGCATTCTTTGCTACGCTTCCGCAGAACGAAAACCGACAATATTCGGTCGTGTGGAAGTCGCAGGTTGCTGTTGCGCCGCCAGCAGCCATCACCCCGATCGCAGCATTCTTTGCTACGCTTCCGCAGAACGAGAATAGGCAATATTCGTTCGTGTGGAAGTCGCAGGTTGCCGGTGCGGCGGCTGCGCATGATCAGTATCCGCTGGCGGGGATTGATGTGACTCATTCATTGGCCGGAGTGGATCGCACTTATTCATTGGCCGGAGTGGGTCGCACTTATCCGCTGGCATAGAGGGAGAGACGATGAGCTTGATAGTTGAGACTGGGGCAAACGTGGCGGGCGCTGAGAGTTATGCGAGTGTCGCCGATGCCACCACCTATATCGCGTTGCGCGGGGATGAGCGCTGGGCGACCATGTCTAATGCTGAGATGGAAGAGGCGCTGCGGCGCGCAACCGATTACATGCAGCAGACGTATCGCGGGCGCTGGAAGGGGTTCCGGGTGTCGTCTACGCAGACGCTAGACTGGCCTAGGCAAGGCGTTCAGGTCGAGGATGATCCCTACGGCTCTGTGGTGGCGATAACGACTGTTCCAGCCGAGGTAGTGGCAGCTTGCATCCAGTATGCGCTGAAGGCGGCGGCGGGCGATCTCTCGCCGGATGTCGAGCGCGCAAAGCTGTCCGAGTCGGTGGGTCCGATTTCCGTGACGTATGATTCAAATGCTTCGCAGGTCACGCAATACCGCGCACAGGATGCGTTGCTGCGGCGGTATCTTACTGGTGGTGCATTTAACGCAAGAGTGATGAGGGGATAATTATGGCTTGGTCTGATGCAGCGCGGGCGGCGGCAGTTGAGGTGCGGCGGCAGCGCAGACTCGGAGCGGGAATTGGAGATCTGGTCAAGCTCAATCGACCAATTTCTGGAATGCGCTTTGGGCAGGTCTCCGGCTGGGAGATGGTGAAGGGCAAGCATGGGATGGGGCATAAAGGGGCGCACCCTTTCCTTGGGGCAAAGGTTGCCGCTACTCACATCAAACTCAAGAAATCGCCATATCATATGAATGATTATGGGGCGTCTGTCAAAGTTGGAGGCAAAGGCTTCCGCGTCCTGGATAGCCGCGCGCGCATGGATGCAATACAAAGATTCAAGGTGAAGGGGCGCTGAGATGGCATTCGACTACCCCAAGACCGCTGCCACTGCGAACCGACTGCTCGGGCAGTTCGGGCGAACAGTCACGCTCTCGCGCCCATCCACCAGCGCGCCAACTTACGACCCCGCAACTGGCATCAGCACTCCGGACACTCCGGCGACTTACGCAGCGGCGGCGGTGCTGTTGGACTATGCGCAGCGCGATATTGATGGCACCCTTGTGCAGCAGGGTGATCAGCGGTGTCTGATGTCGCCATCCGTAGCAGTTGCGCCGACTACGAGTGATGATGTGGTGGTCGGAACTGTGACGTATTCCGTGAAGCGGGTGGTGAAGGTCGCGCCAGCGGGCACGCCTGTCCTGTATGACTTGCAACTGAGGGGCGTCTGATGAGCTCTCGCTTCTCGCTCGACATGCGCAAATGGATCAATGGCGGCATCGCGAATTCGGACGCCGTGGTGCGCAAGGTGATACTGGATTTCGGCACGCGCCTCGTGGAGCGGTCGCCGGTGGGTGATGGCACTCTCTGGAAACGCCCTCCGCCCAAAGGCTATGTGGGCGGGCGGTTCCGCGCCAACTGGCAATACGGCAACTTAGCGGGCGCAGGACTGCCCTCGGGAGAGCTGCCCGACATCGATGCAACGGGGCGGGCATCCACGGAGCGTCTCGCGGCGGGCGTGGCGGGTGCGGCTCGAATGGCGACGAAGCATTACCTCGTCAACAATCTGCCCTATGCGATCCGCTTGGAGACTGGGTGGAGCAAACAGGCACCAGCCGGAATGGTGGCGATAACGGTGGCTGAGTTTCAGCCGATCATAGACAAAGCGGCGACGGAGGTCAAAAATGGCGTGGTCTGAGGCGGCAAGAGCGGCGGCGGCAATCGCAAGAAAAGCGCATTACGCCAAATGGGGTGTGAATCCTCCGGAACGGGCGCAGAATGCATTTCAGCAGACGCTGAAGGCGATCAAGCAGAAGCATGGGTACATAGACCATTACGGCAAAGTCGTGATTCCGAGGCAGACTCCAAAGTATGGGCGCAAGGGTTTCGGCAGCTTCAATAAGTTCGGGAATTTTGCGTAATGAGCGAATCCGCTATCCGCGCTGCACTTGAGACGCGTCTCGCTCTGCTGTCGCCGGCAATGGCTACTGCACACGAGAATGCAGCCTACACGCCTGTGGCGGGCACCCCGTTCCAGCGGTGCTACTTGCTTCGGGCGCAGCCGGAGAATCCTGTGTTCGGGAGCTTCCACCGGCTGACAGGCGTATTCCAAGTGTCGCTGTTCTATCCACCGAACGCAGGGGCGGGCGCAGCAGAAGCGCGGGCGAAGCTGTTGGCTGAGCACTTCCCTCGCGGCTTGTCGCTGACGGCGTCGGGCGTGACGCTGATGATCGACCGAGAGCCTTACATAATGTCCGGCCAGCAAGACATCGACCGCTGGCACGTGCCAGTCCGCATCAATTACTTTTCAAATATAGGAGCATAATCATGGCATGGTCAGACGCAGCAAGAGCAGCGGCGGTTGATGCGAGGCGGAAGCGTTCAGGTGGCGCATACGTGTATGTAGGGAATCCATTGGGCGGGCGCGATCGCGTTATGACTCGGCTTCATGCGGCAGCAGCCATGAAGAGTCTTCGCCACAGAATCAGAAGTGGGCAAAGCAGCGCCCTCTCTGACCTGCAGAATACGGCGTCGCTCAATAATTATCGCAAGGCTGCGAAGGGATCCACTCTAGACTTGAATGGGAGAGTGAGGCGCAGCACGCAGGAATCGATGGAAGAGCACGTAAGGAGATACCCGTCGCGGATGTACGAGCGGGGATACAAGCCAAAGTATGACCGCAAGAGATACTGATAAGCGCAACCATTTTAACAGGAGCATAAATCATGACGATTGCAAATACCATAAATAAGATCACCAGCATCAAAAAGCAAACCGCTCTCGGCGCGGCAGCGAGCGGCTCCGGTGGCTCAGTGCTGACGCGGAATTCTTCTGTATTCAGCTCACCGCGTGATACCTTCGAATCTAACGTCATCACCGCGCATCAGCAGTCGACCGGCGTCGGGTTGGGGATGAAGCGTCCGACCGGTATGGTTGACTCTTTGCTCTCGAATGAAACCTTCGCTCTGCTGTTCGCGGGTATTTTGCGCAAAGACTTCACCGCCACCACAGCTCTCACAACTCTGTCGCTCACGATCGCAGGCACAGGACCATACACCCTCACGCGCTCAGCGGGTGACTTCCTTGCTGGTGGCATCAAGGTTGGCGATGTGTTCCGGATAACGGCAGGCACCTACGTCAACGCGGTGAATCGCGACAACAACTTCCTGGCCACTGCGGTCACCGCAACGGTGATCACCTTTGTTACGCTGAATGGCACCACGGCTGTGGCTGAGGGTCCGATCGCCTCATCGACGGTGACTGTGTTCGGCAAAAAGTCCATTGCTCCGGTCTCCAGCCAGACGAACGACTACTTCACGATCGAAGAGTGGTATTCCGACCTGTCTCGCTCAGAGGTCTTCGCCGATGCGCGCATCAACAAGATCGATGTGGCTCTGCCTGCAACCGGCAACGCTACATTCAAGGCGGACTTCCTTCAGATCTCGCGCACAGCCACCGGCGCTCGCGTGCTGACGACGCCAACGGAACCGACCTTCCGCGAGATGACCGCAGTCAACGGCAAGCTGTATGTGAATGGGGCTGCGCAAGCCATCGCCACTGGCGTGAATTTTACGATCGACAGCGGCGGGCAGCATACCGGTCCTGTGATCGCAAGCAATAGCGCACCGGACATATCTCGTAACAGCACCAAGGTGTCCGGCACCTTCACAGCCTTCTTCGACTCCGTGACGCTGCAAGCTCTGTTCGACGCCCAAACACGCATCTCGTTGATCGTTGCGGTTGCGGAGGACACCACAAACAACTCCGCATTCATGGCATTTACTTTCGGCAAAATAACGCTGACGGGTGACGCGCCAGATGATCCCGGTCGCGGTATCTCCCGCACGTATACATGGGTTGCGGAATACAACGATGCGGGCGGCGCGGCTCTGAACTGGGATTCAACGATAATGACCGTGCAAGATTCGCAACTTTAACATGGCATAGCGCTCGCGGCGGGCTTCCGCCCATACGCGGGCAGCCTAAACCCGATAAAAGCTCGCAGTGACACCTTAAACCAAAACCTTAGAGGCATTTTAATGGAACTCTCCAACCTAAAAGCGAATATCACCGACCCGATACGGGTGGCAGTGCTGTACGACGTTGACGGCAACCCAACGGATGGCTTCCTCGTGGCGGGCATAAACTCGCCACAATACCAAGAGGCCGACCGCCAATTCCGCCTTCGCGCCATCAAACGCGCAGCCCAACGCGGGCGCGCTATCGACACGACCACGGATGACGGAGCGAAAGAGCTGGTTGCGCAAATCGACCGACGCGAAGTCGCCATCAGCAACGCGTGCATTACGGAGCTGTTCGGATTCACCGACAAGGGGCAACCGCTCAAACCAACGCCAGAAAACCTCGCTCTGATATTTGCGGCGCGTCCGGTCTGGCTCACAAAGGTGATGGCGGCGATCGAGACTGAAAATGTTTTTACGCAGCCCTCATCGGGCGAATCGGCGATGACGGGCAACCAACTGAAGGCAGTCTCTTAGCCTACGCGAAGCAGCAATTTGATTTAAGCGCACCGTTAAAGGATGGGGGCACGCAGCGTGATCACGACAAGAGCTATTTCCGCCAAACCAAAATGCACCTTCCGGGGTGCGAGCCCATTGCGTGCCCAGCGGAAGCGGAATACCTCTGGGAGTATTTCGTCAGCATGAATGCTCGCCGCACCAATAACGGCTATGGGTCGAATCCCATCACGGAAACCGACCTAGCTGCTTGGGCGGCGCGGCGCGGGATTGTCCTGGAGCCATTCGAGGGTGCGGCCATCGACGCGATGGAGCAGCTGTTCCTGCAATGCGATTCGAAGCGGGATAGATCATGACTGATATCGTTAATGCACTGGTGATTCCTGTTGATGCCTCCCCGCTGGAGAAGCTCGCCGTTGCGGGTGATAAGGCGGCGGCATCAATGGACAACGTTGCCAAGCGGGCGGAGTTCCTAGAGCGGGCGCAACGGCAAGCGGCTGAGTCTGACAAGCGCGCAGCGGAGGCTTCTGCAGCCTATACGCAGAGCGCCGTGGCGAAGGCGATTGCGCAGAACAGCTCAACGGAAAGCACAGGCAAGGCGGAACAGGCTGCGGAGAAGTATGTCGAGAGTCTCGCGCGGCAAGTTGAGGCGCTGGGTAAGACCAAGATCGAAGTCATGGCGCTCGAAGCTGCCAAGCACAAGCTGACCGACGCTCAGGCGCTCTCTGTCGCGGAAAGTCTGAAGGCGATCGACGCGCACCAGAAGCAAGAGACTGCTCTTGCGGCGCTGTCCGCTGGTATGCTGAAGGCGGGCTTCGCGGTGGCGGCGCTGGCGGGCGGATTTGCGTATAAGGTGGGCGCTTCGATTAACGCAGCCGCAGCACTCAGCACCCTCTCTGAGAAGACCGGTATCGCCACTGAACAGTTGGTCGGTCTCAAGTATGCGGCAGACGTCAGCGACACCAGCATCGAGGCAGTTGCGCGCTCACTCTCTAAGTTGCCGCGTGCAATACTGGAGGCGCAGGGCAACTCCAACAGCGAGGCGGGGCGTGGGTTCGCATTCCTTGGGATCAACCCTGCGGACATAAAATCGAAAGAGGAGGCAATCAGCCTTATGGCTGACGCCATCAAGCGCGTTGAAGACCCCATGGCGAAGCAAGCCGCGTTGCAGATGATCCTGAAGCGCAGCGGCGATGAGCTCATTCCGTTCTTCAACCAAGGCGCAGATGGCCTCGCCAAGCTAGAAGCTGAGGGGCAGAAGTGGAACCGAACTAGCAGCGAAGGGGCGATGAGCGCGAAAGAATTTAAAGACCAGATCGTGACGCTAGAGCTGATGTTTGGAGAGCTTTCCCGCTCTGTTGGAGCCTTTGTCGTTGGCCCGATGGTGAAGTTTCTAGACCAGCTCATTCAGATGCGCAATCAGGGATTCAGCAACGCCAACTCTATCGGAGCGATGGTTGAGAACGCAATACTCGGCAGCGGGAATCCATGGGGTGATCTGAAGAGGGCTGAAGAGCAGATCGCGAGCATCAATGCACTGCGGGAGAAGATCAAGAACTCTACTGGAGTGGAAAAGTTTATGGCGCAGGTGAATTCGGATATCCAGAACCGGATAACTCCACTGGACTTCCAACTGCAAAAAGCCACGGAGAATTTAGCTCTGGCGCGCATACAGATCGAGCATATCGAGAAGGCGACCGGAAACACCAACGCGACAGGCACAGACTCCAGAGCGATCAAAGGCATGCCAGATGCTCGGGAGCGCGGCGGTGGCGGTGGCGGTGATCCTGACTCAACGTATCGCAATCTGATCAAGACGCTCACGCAGAAGCTCGATGTCGACAAACAACTCACTGAGGTCGAGAAGCTGCAGCTGCAGCTGGATGCGATGAGCGCGAAGCAGCGGGAATCGTTTACACCTTCGCGGCTGGAAGAGGTGAAGGCGATGGCGGCGCTGCTGGATGTCAAGAAGCTGGAGCAGGAGATCAGCAAATCCGAACTCGCCGCCTCTAAACTGATCGCGGCGGAGGAGCGCAAGAATGAGAAGCTTATCCAAGCTGAGGCGGACGCAATACTGCGAAAGCAGAAGAACCTGAGCAAGCTGATCGAAGATGTGCAATTCGAGACCTCAATCGTCGGACTCAATACCGATGCGCGCAAGCGGGCGGTCGATGCGCGCAAACTCGAGGCAATGCTCGAGGGCATGAGTGATGAAGGCAAAGGCTATTATCGCGACCGCATGCGGCTGGCGCTTGAGGACAACCAAATTGCAGAGGCGTCCGACAAGGCTCTCAAGGAGCACAACAAGGCGGTGAAAGAGGCGGCAGAAGCGGACGTCGCCGTGTGGCGTAACGCAGCCAAGGACATGCAGCGCGGGATGTCCTCATTCTTCTTCGACGTGCTCGAGGGCAACGTGTCTACTCTCGGCCAGAGCTTCAAGAAGATGATCAACCGTATGATCGCAGATTACTACGCTGCGCAGGTGCAGTTGGCGCTGTTCGGCCCGAACTTCTCCAAGGCGAACGGTGCGCTGGGCGGTATTGCGGGCGGCATAGCAGGGCTGTTCGGCTTTGGCGGAAGCGAACCGAAGAACGCAGGTGGCGGAATCGAGGGGCTTGGGTCTGAGGCTGGTGATGCGTTCTCGATACTGAACTCACTTGAAACGGCGGCGGGCGGCAACGAGTGGACAGTTGGCGGCTCGGGCGGAACCGACTCTAAGCTTGCGAACTTCCGCGTCAGTCCGGGCGAGCTCATTACCGTGCGCACTCCGCAGCAGGTGGCCAGCGGTTCGGGCGGCGCGCAGAACGTGCGAGTCGAGATCGCGAATGAGGGTAATCCTAAGCAAGTGCAGTCCGCCACTCCACGCGTCGACGTTGAGGGTATGATAATTCGGGTGGTGATGGCTGACCAGTCTAAGAATGGCCCGATCACTCAGGGCATCGCAAACACCTTCAACCTTCGGAGATAAGGAATGCCGACCCCAACTTGGCCAAGTTATGCTCAGCTTATGCTCGGCGGATTTAACGAGCAAATCGGCGAGGCCGTCAGCCGCACCGAAATGGAGGATGGTCCTCCGAAGCAGACTCGGCGCAAGTCACGCGTGCTGGCGACGCAGTCTGTTGTCGCGCTGCTCCTGACGAAAACCGCATACACAAACTTCCTCACTTGGCACCGCGTCGATCTGTCTTACGGTTCGCTCTGGTTCAACAGAACAAATCCCATTACAGGTGCCACAGTGTTGTCGCGAATCGTAGGTGGGAAGTTGGGGCAGGCAACTCCCTCGAACCCAGACCTAGAGCACTGGAGCGTGCCTATGCAAATCGAATACTGGGATAGCTAATGCCAATATCCCGTTCAGCTAGCTGGCACCGTAAAGTCAATGCCGTAAGCTCGGCCGAGGCACCGATCATCCTGCTCGAGATCGACCACCCTTTGTTCTCCGTGCCGGCGCGCGTGGTGAATGATAATCAGGACATAACTTCAAACGGTGATGTGTATACGGCGCTGACATTTGAGATCACCTTGCCGGATGATATGGAGGGGCAGATACCGCGCGCTCAGCTGTCGATGGACAATATTGGTCGCGAACTTACTCAGCCGCTCGAGGACAGCAACGGCGGTGAGGGCGCAACCGTGCGAGTAATGCAGGTGCTGCGCAGCGCTCCGAATGTGATTGAGTGGGAGGCTCTGCTCGATATGCGCAACGTCAGTATGACCAACTTGAAGGTAAATGCAGAGCTGAGTTATGAGGATATATTGAATCGCCCAGCAGTGGCAGTTCGCTATGATACATTTACCGCTCCGGGGCTGTTCTGATGTTCGGTCACTGGACAGTGCCTTATGTCGGGATGCCCTATGCAGAGCATACAAAGGACGCTCCTGGTTTCGACTGCGCTGACTTGGCGCGGCTCGTTCTGCGCGAGGTTTTCGGGCAGGAAATAAACATACCCTTTGAGCGCGACTATAGCAATATGTCCGCTGCCAACAAAGTTGTCGCCATGAGCGACCAAGTGAAGCGCTGCATGACCGATACCGTGCGACCGCTCGAAGGGCGCGCACCGCAAGACGGAGATTGCGCAATACTCATCGGGCGTGCACGTATGAACCATGTTGGCGTGTGCGCAATAATCAATGACATAACCTATGTCCTGCATAACGCCAGCGCGCAGCGGCAGGTGGTGCTCGCGAGAGTGAGTGATCTGTCCCGTTTTGGTCTACGCATTGAAGGGTTCTACTCATGGATATGATTTCGCAACCGAACCTGATCTGGTGCCCGCACCCGCTGCTCGCAACGGCGGGGCGTCAGCAATACTTTGAGGAGTTCTTGAGTGGAGAGTCTGTTGGCGCGTATCTCGAGCGACTAGGTTTCACATTTGGGGCGCAGCCGGTATATCTGTTCGTCAATGGCAATGAGGTGCGGCGCGATGCGTGGTATGAGATTCTGCCGCGTGCGGGCGATCTAATAGTTGTGAAGGCGCGCGTGGCCAAGGGCGGCGGCAAGAATCCGCTGGCGACCATCCTGGCGATTGGACTTATGATAGTTGCGCCGATGATTGGCGTTGCGATTGCTGGCGAGTTGGGGCTTGCGTCAGCAACCTTCTTCGGAATCAGCGCATCAACAATCATCGGCGGCGTGGTGAGTATCGCAGGCCACATGCTGATCAATGCGCTGTTCCCACCTCCACGACCGACTCTCTCCAATGCGCAGAACGGCACGTCGAGCGAGGCCGCGAGCCCAACCTACTCGCTGAGTGGCGGCAGCAACCGCGCACGCCCATATGATCCTCTGCCGCTGGTGCTAGGCTCGCACCGTATGTTCGCTGACTATGGCGCAAAGTTCTACACAGAGTTCGCCGGTGACGACCAATACCTTTATCAGGTGTTCCATTTCGGCATCTCTGACGACACGATGAATCTCGTGTTGAGCGATTTCCGTATCGGCAATACGCCTCTCGGTGATTTTGCGGACGTTACGACCCAGACGTCCGACAACACCGGAGCCCTGACGCTGTTCCCCTCCAACGTGGATACGATTCAGGGCGGAGCTCTTACGTATGCGACCAGCTGGGTCAATAAGACATCCAGCGTTGGCGCTACCGCGCTGGCGTTCGACATTCAGGGGCAGCTATTCGCGCAATCGAACGGCGCGCTAGTCGATGAGAGCGTGACCATCGAAGGGCAGTATCGACTGGTCGGCTCTGGAACGTGGCTCGGCATCTTCACTGGCGGTGCAACGCAAGACACCCTCACCTCTAAGACGCGCAAACCTCTGCGCAAAAGCTATCGGCTAGAGGTTGCTTCTGGGCAGTATGAATGCCGAATGCGACGCCTTACAGCAGACTCTGTTGATGCGCAGCGCATCTCGGACATCTCCTGGTCGCAATTGCGAACATACCAACCGGACACCGCCAATTACGAGAAGCAGCGGCGCGTGGCCGTGCGGATAAAGGCGTCCGGCCAACTGCAGGGCACAATTGAACAGTTTAATGCTCTCGCGACCAGTCAATGTCTGACGTGGAATGGTTCCGCTTGGGTGGTCGCTTCGACGAGCAACCCAGCTTGGCTGTATTTGGCATTCGCGCGTGGCGGCACTCGAGATACTCGCAGGGCTTGGGGCTGCAGCCTGATTGACGCGCGCATCAACCTTACCAATCTGATCGAGTTCGGGGCGTGGTGCGACGCAAAGACGCTGAAGTTCGACGCGATCATCGACCAGAAGATGAACTGCCTCGACGTGCTGAATGCAATCGCGCGCTGCGGACGCGGGTCTACATCGTTGGCCAGCGGGAAGTATGGCGTGGTGTTCGACGCGCCGAGTCAGCCTGTCGTTCAGATGTTCGGGCTCGGAAATATCAAGTCTGGCACCTTCTCTGTGAAGTGGATCTCTGAAAAGCTTGGTGATGAGGTTGTTCTAAATTTCTGGAACAAAGACAAAGACTGGCAGCAGGATACGGTTCGCGCGCGTGTGCCCGGCGTCACCTCTCCGACCAATCCCGTAACGATCGAGCTGTTCGGCTGCGTTACGGCCGACCAAGCTGGACGTGAGGTGAATCTCGTTGCGGCGGCGCAATACTATCGGCGCAGGTTTGTGACGTTCGAGACTGACTTCGAGGGGCAGGTGGTGACGCGTGGAGATGTGGTCGCGCTGAGTCACTATCTGTTCGAGGCGGGCAGCATCAACTCATGGGGCTATAGCGGGCGGCTGATCTCGGGAACGACAACCCAACTCTTACTAGATCGCACGGTCACAATGAGTGCGAGCGTCACCAACTATGTCGGCGTGCGATTCCCAGATGGGACGGTTCACTGCGTGCCAGTGACGTATGCTGGAGGAGCTGTATCGACCATAACCTTGGCAACCGCGTTGCCGAGCTCGCCGGACAGCGACAGCTTGAACTCGCCGATAGACTACATTTGGTTGTTTGGGCTGAACGCAACTGCTGGCGCAAAGAAGTTCAAAGTCCACGAGTGCTCGCCGATCAGCGCGACTGACGTGCGAGTGGTTCTTGTGGATGAGAATCCCGCCTACTATACCCAAGAGAGCGGCACGTATGATGAGCCAGGAGTTGGAGCGGGCGCTACGCTTCCACACATCACCGACATTGCAGTCACAGAGAATCTTCTCTACGGTCAGGTAGATGTGGCCACAGAAGTCAACGTCACTTGGGAAACCACCGGTGACTACGGCGGCGCGCAGGTGACGGGCGATATTGACGGCACGCCGCTCACGCCGATGTACACAACGACCAATAGTGTGACTTTTGCAGTGCCATCTACTGGCGAGTTGTCGGTTTCCGTTACTGCATTTAATCGACGCGGACTCACAGGGCCACTTTCGACCGGCTCCACAACTTACACGCTATATGCTGCGGCAACCGTGCAGCCCAAGCTGGTGAAATATTTGCTGCGCAGCATAGGCGAACCGGAGCTGGTGGCGCAACTAGCCGCACCGATAGACACCATGGCTGGCGTGCATAACGGCCTCGCGAATACGCAGTTGAAGACGGTGCTCGATACTTATGACCTGACGAACCGCACGGCGTGGCTCGAGGCGCTCACCTCCGCCGTGATAACGGTTGATCCTGTGACGGGTCGGATAAGCCTGCTCGCCACCGCGAACGTCACCACTGATATCACGGCGCGGCTGACGGTCGTAGAGGTTCTGCTCAATGCGACTGCGGCCACCCTCAGCTCTACAGTGAGCACGCTCTCGACCACCAATGGCAACCTCACCACAACTCAGGCGCAAGTGACGCTGTTGGCGGGGCAGATCGTAGCGCTCGCCTCTACTGTTTATGTGGATGATGCGCTTGGGCGCGTGCAAGGCACGACGGCGAAAGACCTTCATGATCTGGCCGAGGCTGAGTTGCGCATGGCGCTGGACAACTATGAGGCGCAGAATAACGTCCGCACTCTTCAAGGCAGTGTAGCCTTTGCGCTGTCCGACCTGCAAACGTCCGCCACAGCCTTCGCTGCAGAAGTGCTGGCGCGACAGGCGCTGGTTGCGCAGGTGGCTGGAAACACTGCTTCTATCACATCCACAGCCGCGACCGTTGTGACGCTGAACTCGGCTCAGGCGACGCTGATCGATGCCATATCGGCTCGGCTTGATAGCGGGGATTATGCGGCGGTGAAGATCCTTGGCGATGCGACCGCCAGCACGGTTGGCGGGGTGACGGCGAAGTGGGGCGTGCAAGTGCAGACGGTGGCGGATGGCGTGCGCACCATGGCCGGACTCCAGTTGCTCGCTGGCACGGATAGCCAGTCAGTGGTTGCAATACTGGCGGACAAGTTCCTGATCTACAAACCGGATGGCACCGGCGCTCCGATCCAAGTGGTCACTCTCGGTTTGATTAATGGAGTCAATACCCTCGGCGTCAACGGCAATCTATTCATCGACGGCAGCATCACCACTCGCCACCTCGCGGCAGACTCTGTCCTCGCGTCAAAAATCAACGTGGCGACGCTTGATGAGATAACGGACAACGCGGGCGTCGTTGTGGCGGGCGTGCTGCGGAATGCGGCGAACACCAACAAGGTTGACCTGAATGCTACCGGCACGCAGAACTTTTTCCAAGTCGGCTCCAGTGCGTATGTGCAGGCGAATGGCGCAGCATACTTCAACAACATCATAGTTGAGCGTCAGCTGACGGTCGCCACAAATCTCACCACCTACACGGCAGGCAGCTACTCCATAACTGCGGGCGAGGGTTGGAAGCTGCTGACGACATTCACAATCGATACAGGGCATGCCGTAGGAGCGTGGTGGGCGGCGACAGACAGAACCTACAGTGCGGCGGCTGGGATTGCGAATGGAAGCATAACCGTCACCTCAACGGGCGGCTTTGGCACCTTCGTCGCGAACTGGGCGGTAGTCGTGAAGCGCATATACCCGAAGTCGCGCTGGGTGTCGACCGCAACAATTATGCTGGAGCTAGAGCTGTACGCAGAGGTGGATGGCGACAGTTACAGCATAGCCTTTCCGAACGCTTCTTGGTCTCTTTTTAAGGTAACATAATGACGATTATAAAAGGTGTTGATCTCGATGAGGATTGCAATGCTGCAATGTACGAGCCCGGAGTGCTGAAGCTCTCATGTGTGTCGGGGATGACGATGTCGCAAATTCAGGTGTCTGCATTCGATGCTGATTTCCAAGTGGCATTCACTTGGGCTGTTTTGAACGATAAATTTTAGGAGCAATAATCATGGGATGGTATCGCACAGGAACTTGCAGCCTTACGAATGGCAGCGCAGCTATTGTTGGTTCTGGAACGGCATGGGTCGACAACGGCGTGACTGTCGGCGACGTCTTCAAAGCTCCCGACGGCAAAGACTATGAGGTGCTTAGTGTCGGCAGCAATATCGGCATCACTCTGGCGACGAATTACCTTGGGTCGACTGCCTCTGCGCAAGCCTATGCGGTTGTGATGCTCGGGCTGACTCCGGCGGCTGTCGCGCTGCGAGCGAAGGTGGCGCTGGATGCTGCAACTGCCGTGGTCAGCGCAACGGTGCGCACCGATACCGCAGCACAGGGGCTCAACACTACGCAGCAAGGTAACGCGCGCACCAATATTCTGGCGCTCACCGCTGCAGACGTCGGAGCGGGGCGGCTCTCGAAATCAGTTGCCGGAAGCAGCGACGTCACGCTCTCTGCGACTGAGGCGGCATACGAGTTCATCGAATACACCGGCGTGCTCACAGGCAACATCAACATCATCGTGCCGACAACGGCGCGCGGGATGAAGCACCTCAACTCTACCACCGGCGCATTTACTCTGACGGTGAAGACGTCTGCGGGTTCGGGGCTGGCCATTGGGCAGGGCGGGCGGGCGATGCTCGCTTCCGACGGCACGAATGTGGTTAATCAGCTGACGTATGTGGCTGGCGCGCTCACGATAAACGGCTCGATCACTCAGGGCGGCGGCAGTTTCGTGATCGGTGCGGAGGGCGGCATATACCAGAATGCCGCTGGGCTTGATCTTGTCCCGAGTGCAGGCAGGAGTTTTCGAGTGCTGAATGTCGCGCAGACATTAGAGCGATTCAAGGTGGCGGAGTCAACTGGCAACACGCTCATCGTGGGCACTGTTAATGTCGGCAACTCTACTGCAGCGAACCAGCTCAATGTGAAAGGTGCGCTTGGCAATTCATTCGGTCTGGCTGTCGACACATTAGCGACTCTCGAATCGTCAGACGCAGCAGCTGTTGGCAAAGGCGCAGCAATAGCATTAGCCGGAAAGAGCGGCAACAGCGTAGACCCATATCCATTTGCATTTATCGGTGGCAAGAAAGAGAGCGCAGCGGCAGCGGACTATTCTGGGTATATGACGTTCCTCGTTGTGAATGCGGGTGGCGGTGCATCAGAGCTGTTGCGACTAAGCCACACAACTGGTACATCAATAACTGGCAACCTCTCAGCCACCGGAAATCGCCCCCTCTCAGTTAACACAACTGATGGCGCTGTCCGGATACGTGGCGATGCTGGCGGCTGGTCTACGCTTTTTGGATTCTTGGGGAGTGGTGGAACTGACCGTGGCGGCTTCGGCGCTTTAGGTTCTGCTGACATTATTACAAACTTTTGGATTGGCGCTTCTTACACAGCGCAGTGGATGTCGATTGCCTCGACTGGTACATCAATAGCTGGCAATCTAACGATCGCTGGCTCATCTGCCTTGCGCGGGTCGCATGGCGGCGGCGGAGTTACCAATAGCCTTGCGCTTGGCGACGGAGCAATAGCATCAAGCGCCACCGGCACCCACAACACAGCCGTTGGGTACAGCGCACTGACTGCCGTCACCACAGGCAGCTTAAACGTAGCGGTTGGCTCGAACGCACTCATCGCCAACCTTGGTGGCGGCCAGAACACAGCCGTTGGGGTGAATGCTCTGATGGCCAACCTTGGAGGTTCCTATAACATAGCCGTTGGGTTGAGTTCTCTGGTTGCCAACCTTGGAGGCTCGTATAACACAGCCGTTGGACATGCCGCACTCTACAACAACACTTCAGGTTCGGGCAATACAGGCATAGGCCCGATAACTTCTGGAGGGACATTCTCCCCAGTATACGATCCGACAACTCAAAACGACCGTTTTTGCATGGGGTCTACGAGTGTAACTAATGCTTACATTCAAGTGGCGTGGACAGTCGTTTCGGACGCAAGAGACAAGATTGACTTTGCGCCTGTGCCGCATGGTCTGGACTTCGTTTGCCAACTGCAGCCAACGGCATATCGCTACAAGCCAGATCGTGAAGCGACAGAGGGTCATGGCCCCGTGCGCTATGGTTTCAAGGCTCAGGATGTTCTCGCGCTTGAGGGCAGTAACCCCGTAATTGTAGATGCTGAAGACCCAGACAAGCTCCGCTTTAACGACCAATCCATGATAGCGGTATTGGTCAACGCGCTGCAAGAATTAAACGCCAAATTCGATGCTTATGTTTTAACCCACCCCTAAGAAAACGATGGTGCTTTGAAAATTGGCTAATCGGAAGGGAACGATTATGATCTATAAGAATACGGGCACTTGGCATCAGGTGCTGTTCTGCGGAACCTTCGCCGCACTCCACGTTCTGCCGAATCCGAGCGGGGCGATAGCAGATCTGGCGCGCTCATCTCACATTTGGTTTCCATATCTTACATTCACGGCGATTCTGCTGCTGATTGGAGCGACGAGGCCGAATGCCAAGTGCCGTCAAGCGGGTCTTATTTTGGCCACGTTCTTCTGGGCTTCATATGCTTCCGAAGCGCTGTACCGGTCAGTGGCTTACGGAACTTCATTTTCCTACACAGCAGGCATACTGTTTGTTAACTTGACGATAATGGGACTTTGGACTTACAAGATCGATGTCTGGCGGAAGCCTCGCTGCGAAAAACAACAATGACGGAGCGTGACGTGCTGACAATCCTACTCTGGCTGCAAACGAACAGCAGCTTTATCACGATGGCTTTCGTTGGGGCGTGCGTCGCCTACATCAAGGCGTATGAGGCCAAGGACGAACGGCAGACCACCGGGTGGCACCTATACACCTTTGGAGTCAAGCTGTGCTACGCAGCCTTCATCAGCATGGTGGTGTTCCACGCGCACACGGCGTGGAATGGGAATCTGCAACTGAGCTTCATCCTCACCGGCTTGCTGTCGATATTCGCCGAGGATGCGGTGACGCTGATGTGGCTTGCCGTGCGGCGCAACTTTATGATCAACACAGGAGTCAACCGAAAGGGAGGGCGTGATGGAAGATAGGCGCGCAGTTGAGGTGGGCATTCCGGGTGCTGGCCTGCGGGATGGGCTGGCGATGATGTACACGTTGGGGTATCTGGCGATGATGGCGGCGCTGATGTTCTTCACCGTGCCAGAGGCCAATGAGAAGTTGCTTTACACGCTCGCCGGTATCATGAGCGGGGCGCAGCTAGCGATCATAAAATTCTACTTTGACGGCAGCAAGGGCAGCGAGACCGCGACCACCGCGAATATCGCTCGAGCTGCCAGAACCGATGGCGCGCTGCAAGAGATTGCCAAAACCGTTCCCGCTGCGGCTGCTCTTGCCGCTGCGGGCGCAACTACGGCACCCGCCGTAGACCCATCAACCGACCCACTGAAAAAGGAACCATAATGAAAAGTCTTATTGTAGTGGTCGCAACGTCAATCGCAATCCTGATTGGCTGCGCGTCCGGCTCTATCGGCAAGACCCCAGAAGCGCAGATAGCGGAAGGGGCGAATGCCCTCGCGGCAGCAACTACGCTGGCCACAGTGTTGCTGCGCAACGACAAGCTCACCGTTCCTCAGGCGAAAGGCTTCCGCGTGCTGCTAGGTGCCTCTAGCACGGCGCTCGACGAAGCTAATGGGGCGCTGGTGGCGTGCCGTAAGGAAACCGCCACCGTGGCGGGCGTGGCGAATGATCCTTGTTGGCCGAAGGTGTCCGACCTAGTCAGCCTCGCGATCAACGGCATCATCGGCGTCAAATCCGCACTCGATTCTAAATAACCAACCGGAGAACCAAAAATGATCGGCATCCTGCAAGTCGTATCCATGCTACAAACCGCCACCCAAGTCATCGGGATGTTCAACGGCGGTGCAAAGCTGGCGAAGGGCAACGCGGCGGTGCAAGACGCCCTTGGCGTTGTGAGTGCGCTCACTCCTCTTGTGCAGCAGTTCGGCGCTGGCGAAGAGATCACCCCAGCTGACGTGCGCGCTGCACTGGCGGGCAAGGACGCGGCGCTCAGCTCGCTCGACGCACTTATCGCCTCCAAGTCAGCGGGTGCATAGATGGACTTCACCACTGCGTTTGATCGGTTGATGAAGGCGGAGGGTGGATACGTCAATCACCCCAATGATCCGGGCGGCGAAACCAACTGGGGCATCAGCAAACGGTCATACCCAAACGTGGATATTCGCGCGCTGACTCGCGAGGCGGCGAAGGCGATCTACAAGCGTGACTTTTGGGAGGCAATCAACGGTGACCAGATGTATGACGGCGTTGCATTCCAGGCGCTGGAGTTCGCAATCAACAGCGGCATCCGCACCTCCATCCGTGAGCTTCAGAAGGCGGTGGGCGTGCCGGCAGATGGGTGGTGGGGACCAGCTACCAAAGCAGCGGTGGCTGCGATGAGCGAGTCTGACGTGATAATGCGCTTCGTCGCCCAGAGGCTGGATTTCTGGCGCTCACTCAGCACTTGGCCTACATTCGGCAACGGCTGGGCTGGGCGTGCTGCTCAGTGTTTACGCTACGGAGCGGAAGACTCATAGCCGCACTTGCTTTGCCTTTCAGCCCACTTTTGGTGGGCTTTTTATTGTGATTTTTATCAATCAGATCAATTGAGTATCAAAATAGTTTCAAAAGGGGGATTTACTTTGCCGCTCAAATGGAACAGAATTGATGACGTAGTACATAGCCTTTTACAGTTAAGCAGCGTAAGCACTACGCCACGACTCAAACGACTTCGACCGTAGAAAATCTACCGAGGCCAAGTAAAAGATACTAATACTCAAGGGAACGGAAAGGCGGGAGCCATTGCCGTGCCAAAGTTGAAATAACATACGGCCACACTCTAAAACATCGAGCGTACGCACTACGCCCCAGCGAGAGTTGGCCGTGCGGTATTCCAACCAACAACAGAAAGGAACTAAAATGAAAGTCAAGATCGTAGCGAGCAAGACCTACAAAACGGAAGTCAACGCGGACAAGGCGGTGGCGGCTGCGGGCTTCCAAGCCTTTCGCCATTTCATGATGATCACCGAGGACGGCAGGTTCTTCCCGGTGTTCACCGATCAGGAATCGATTCGCGAAGGAATTCACTTCACATTCAACGTGCTGCTCACCGGAGGCGCAAAATGAAAACCAAAGAATGGCAGGGTATGAATTGGATCACCCAGAAGAAGCGGCTGGCGATTTATCTGCGGGACGGGCTGGCGTGCAGCTGGTGCGGCTTTACGTTGGAGGGCGGCGCAGTGCTGTCCCTCGACCACCTCAAGCCGCGCAGCAAAGGCGGCGACAATCACGAATGCAACCTAGTCACCGCGTGCAAGCACTGTAACGATTCGCGAGGCAAGCGCAGTTTGGCGAGCTTTGCGGATGGCGTGGCGGAATACCTTGCTGATGAAACCGACGCAAAGTTCATCCGCAACCGCGTTCGCAATAACGCACGGCGCGTGCTGCGTCCGTTCATCGCCAACGCTCAGAATCTGATTGAGATTCGCGGCTCAGCGGCAAACGTAATCAACAGGGGGAAATCGTAATGCACTATTCAACCGATCAAGAGTGGGACAACGCGGCGGCGCTTGAGCTTGGCGCTGAGCGACCAGAGCGTGCTTGGATTCTGACCGACCGTGACGTTTGGCATGCGAATCCTTTTTACCAAGGACCACCGCAGCGTCACCCTGAGGAAGAGGATTACGGCGACGAGGAGTAAAAGACCGAAACCGCAGTGATGCGGTCGCACCGTTGCGCGGTGCCTGACGATGGTCAGCTAACAACAGAAAGGAACTAAAATGAAATCATGGCAAATCTTCATAGGTGGCGAGCACCAAAACAGTTTCAACAGCTCGCACCGCAGGGCGTGGGCGGAATTCAAGTTCGTGCTCGAGCATACTGAGTTGAACAAGAGCGTCGTGCTGTATGAGTGGCGGGATGGCGTGCAGTTCGTCGAGGCTCAGCGTCAGCCGTGCGGTATTCCAACCACAACAGAAAGGAACTAAAATGCACACCCCATCGAACTTAGTGCTCGGTCAAAAAGTAGTGCTCGCAAGATATGGCTCGCATCAGGAGCACCTCACCGTCGGCTACACCGTAACAAAAGTGAGCGCGACGCGCATCACCGTAACGAACGAAACAGGTCTGTCCCGCTCCTTCATGATAGGCGGCAAAGAGGTTGGCCACGCAAATGACTATTCGCCAACCTACATCAGCGACAAGAGCCCGGAGCAGGTTCAGGCGGCGCGTGCGGATTTGGAGCGGCACATCAAAGCGTCAAACGCGATCACCGCAGTGCGCGTTGACTGCCGGCCGACCTACAACAAAGGCGTCATGCAGGAAAAGGTGCGGGAACTCGAAGAACAGCTCGCAGCGGCTCGCGCTGCGGTTGAGGCACTCTAGGAGATTATGATGGCCAAACTTTTAACGCACGGCAAGCGCGTCACGGTTGTTGAGTATGGGCTGTTCTTCCAGCGCAAGAATGTGAGCTATAGCGGTGGGTATGAATTCGATTGCGATGAGCATGGTAGGTTGGGTGATATGACTGCCATGCAGAAAGAAAGCTATGCTGATGCGCAGAGTGATGCGTACTACGCGGGCGAGGTGCGGCGTCGCAGCCACAGCTACTGGGAGCCGGCGTCGATGGAGTGCACCCGCTGCGGCACGGTTCTCCACCTGCATGACGCGATGTCGAATGACTGCACGGGGTGCGACAACTGCTACAACAGCAGCGGGCAGCAGGTGATAAAGAATTACGGTCGGGAAGAGTGCGAGCGGGATGGGTGGGCTTATGATGTTAACGATTATTAATCAGAAAGGAACTCAAAATGGACTTCGAAAAAGACAAGGTGCTTGAGCGGGTGCGTAAGATGTTGCGGCTGGCGGCGGAAGATAGCGGGGCGACCGAGGGTGAGCGTGATAACGCGCTGCGCGCGGCGCATGCCACGCTGGCCAAATATAACCTTCAAATGAGCGACGCGGCTGAGAGCAGCGTCACCGATGAGCAGCGCACCGGTGATCCGCTGTTCTCCCGCAGCACCCACCCATGGGAGCGTAGAGTGGCGCAGTCGATCGGCAAGCTCTTCTTCTGCCACTACTTCTACATTCTGCGGAAGGGCGGCGGCTGCGAGCATTACTTCGTCGGCAAGGGCAGCAATGTCTACACCGCGCAGGAGTTGTACAAATACGTGGCGACCTCGATCAACAAAGAGGCGCAGCGCAAGGCGCGGGAAATGACAGGCAACTCGAGTGGCACCTATTGGCGTTCATTCTGCAAGGGTGCGGCAGACCGTATCTATTTCCGCTGTGAAGACATACGCAAAGAACCGCAGCAAGACGTCAAGGGCACCGGCACCTCGCTCGTGCTCGCGTCGCTGTATGAGTCCGAGCGGGAGGCCAACCTGAAGTTCATAAACGATCAGTTGGGTCTGAAGTTGCGGAGCGGTAGAAGCCGGGAAAAGTTCGGCGATGCGCACGCGCGGCGCGAAGGGGAGACGTATGGCTCGAAAGTATCGCTAAACAACCAAATCGGCGGTTCCGGCGTGAAAAGCAAGCTTTTGACGTAAAAGCAGGCATGTACGTGGTGCCACTGCAAGCGCGGCGACGATAGGCTAATACGCGGGCAGCCTAAAAGTTCAGCGCGAGCGCAGTGGCACGATATAGCGTAACGTAGGAGATCAGGGCACAACTCAGAGGCTTTCAAAGGAAAACCTCTGCTGATGCGCCTTCGCATCCAACTGAGAGGGAACTATCATGGCTGGCAAAGCAAAAATGGTGAAGTATGAAGGGACAGTAGCAGAGGCGGTGTCTTACGGATTTGCGCTCATCCAGGAGTTGGCGGACGAGGTGCGTGAGGCGTATGACAATACGCCAGAGAGCCTTCAGAACTCCGGTGCGGGCGAGATGCGCGGCATAGCGGCTGATGAGCTGGAGCAGATCACCGAGATCGATGACATCCCTGATGCTCTCGGCAGCGTGGCGGTGCGGTTCGAGAAGAAGCCGCTGACGCGTGGGGTGTCGCGGGCGGCGCGGCGGGATGATGCTACGTTCCTGCTCGGCAAAGCGATCGAGGCACTGGAGGCACAGAAGTATGAGGAGATCGAGGCGCTGGAGGCGCTGGAGGCGCAGGGGCGTGAGGCGCAGGAGTCTGATGATGACAACGAAGAGGCTGCTGCGCGTGATGAGCTGGTGGAGGCGATCCAGCAGATGATCGATGACGCGGAGGCCGTTGAATTCCCCGGCATGTATGGATAACCAGACCGAAACCGCAGTGCTGCGGTCGTGGCGTGTTGCGCCACCTGACGATGGTCAGCCAACAACAGAAAGGATCGATATGACTCAAGATGAAATGATCAAAAAGCTGCGGGGCGAGGGGTGGGAGCGGGGCTGGATTAGCGCGAGCGAACCGGAGTGCCCTGCAAGCGAGGTGGTGATCCTGATGAGGTATAGCGGACACGGAAGCAAGCGCGTCCGCTATGTCGAAGTCAATGTAGACGGAACCGCGAACGGCGGTGAAGCGTGAGGGCGCAAGCGGGTGAAACCGTTCTCCTGAGTGAGGCGGGCGTGCTACGCTGGGTGCGCATTGTTCACGCGGCTCCGGCGCGCAGTGATGGAACGCAGCGGGTGAGCGTAAAGAGCTTTGAGCAGTTCGGGCGCAGCAAGCCGCGCATCGTTGTTTTGGGGCGCAATGCAAAATTAGAATGGATTTCATAGTCAATTCACTTTACTTCTTGCGGAAAACAAAATAACCTTCAAACAACTCAGAAAGGAATTATGATGGCGAATGATTATGACGTGTATGCAGAGCGCAAAAACATCAAGCGTCGCGTTCTTATAAGCAATGATCACCAGAATGGCAACCATACCGTAATTGATGCCGACACGGGGCTGCTCGGCTGCATGGGGCACTCCGACTTTCACAAGAAATATATTCTGGTTGTTTGCGGCACCGCACCCGTTGATCCGCAATTGATAGCGCGCAAGCTGCTCGCGCTACCCAAGATTTCTCCAGCAGCAATCGAGCAAATAGAAAGGATCATTAAAATGGACACCAGAGGCAAAAGCAGTGTTGCAATCCGGGATGAAGTTGCGCGCCTCTCGGCAGAACTTCCGAAGGGGCATGTGTTGCGCAACGTGCCAAAGACGTATGGCGACCGTGCACAGGCGATTGCCGCCCTGACCGCGATTCGCCAGGAAATTTTCCAACTCAAATCATCAACCACCAAAAAGGAAGTAGAAATCATGGCCAAGAAAGAAGCAGCAGTAGCAGCACCCGCAAAACCCGCAGCCAAGCCTGTCGCAGAGAAGGCGGCGGCGAAACCCGCAGCCAAGCCTGTTGCTGAAAAAGCCGCAACCAAGCGCCCTGCTCTTGCCGCAGCCTACAAGCTGACGGAAAAGTCCGAAAAGTGCAAGACGCCTGAAGAGCTCCGCCTCCACGAGGGCAGCACCCGCTACAAGCTGATGGCGCATATGCTGACAGCCAAGGCTGCGCGCACCGCGAAGGGCGTGCCGCTGGCCGAGCTGCAAGAGCTGCTGGGTGACGATACCTCCATCGCCATCAAGAGCATGTCCAAGACCAATTACGAATTCATCGTCGGGGTCTAAGCTCAACCAGCTTTACTTCTCAGCTGGGACGGCGCACGATTATAGGCGCAGCGAACACAAGACGCTGCGCCTATTTCATTCACACCAACAGAAAGGAAACGACTGATGATAATACTTGGAGCTGGCCTGAGCGGGCTGATCTGCGGCGCAATAAACGCACAAGCGCAAATATATGAGCGGAACCCGCGCAGTGTGGTCGGCCACCGTGCCGTGCTGCGCTTCCGTGACGACCGCGTGAGCAAAGCGCTTGGCATCCCCTTCCGGCGCGTGACCGTGCGTAAGTCAATTTGGTTCAATCGCAAGGAAGTTCCGGCCTCTCTGCGCATGGCCAACCTATACTCGCAGAAGGTGCGTGGCATAGTCGGCGAGAGCAGCATCTGGAATCTTGAGTCGGCTCACCGCTGGGTTGCGCCTGATGGCTTGCAAGCGGAGTTGGCCGATATCTGCGGTGCGCGCGTGCAGTGGGAGCGCGCGGTGAACTATCAGATGCTTCGGCAAATCCGTATCGACGGCCTCAAGGTCGTCAGCACCATTCCTCTGCCGTTTCTGATCGACACGCTTGGGGTCAGCATCAAAGACATCAAGTTTGAACGGGAACCAATTGTCGTGTCGCGCTACTCCATCCCCAACTGCGACGTGTACCAGACCGTGTATTTCCCGACTATGGAATTTGGCGTATATCGGGCGTCGATCACCGGCTCACTGCTGACGATCGAGCACGTCGATACCGGATTCTCTGATCTCGGGAAGGGTATGCCCGACTCGGAGTCTGCCGTGCTGTCAGAGGTTTGCGCGGCGTTCGGGCTGCAGAACGTTCTGCACGTTAAGCGGATCGAAGCCGACCATGCGCAGGCATTCGGGAAGATCACCCCGATAGCTGACCAGCCGCGCAAGAACATCCTGCATATGCTCACGCAGCAGTTCGGGATATACTCGCTGGGGCGGTTCGCTACGTGGCGCAATATCCTGCTCGACGATGTGCTGGATGACATCACTGCAATCCGCCGGATGATGCTGCTGGGGGGTTATGACGCAAAGCTCGAAAGCTTGAACTCATGAACGGCAAGGCGGCGCGGCGCATACGGGTGGCGGCGCGAATCCTCCGCACAGAAGGCACCTTGAAGCGACTCAAGAAGGAATATTTGGCATTACCGTATCACCGCAGGAAGAAGGGCGACATCAAGATGGAGTCGCACAAAGAGATCTACACAAGATACCACCAACCATAAAGGAACGAAAATGAAAGTCGAACTGTTGAGCTATACCCAAGACGCGCTGACGCTGCTCCTGCAAACCAAGGGCACGCGGCTGTCCCATGCGGATGACCCCTCGGCGTGGAGCGATGCAAAGCGCCAAGAGCATCTGGATTACATGCGCGACACGATCAAGTCGTCGTGGGAGTTTGTGCACTACGTGTTCAAGATCAGCGGCGTGACGCGTGCATTCACCCACCAGCTGGTGCGGACGCGCACGGCGAGCTTTGCGCAGGAGGCGATGCGTGTGGTCGATGCGCGCGAGCATGAAGTGCTGAAACCAGCCTCTGTCGTCGGGGTGAAGCCTGCAGAGCGCTTTGACATTCCGACGGATGAGTGGGACGAGGCGATGGAGCGTATGATGGAGGCATACGGCTATTTGGTCGATTCCGGCGTCCCGCCGCAGGATGCGCGCGGTATTCTGCCGACGAACATCACCACCAGCATCATCGTGGATATGAACTTGCGCACTCTGGCCAACACCGGCGAACTGCGGCTCTGCACCCGGACTCAGGGTGAATACCAGGACGTGTTCCGCGAGATGAAGCGGCTCGTGGTGGAGCAACACCCTTGGGCGGAACAGTTCATTCAGGTGTTCTGCGTCAACCACTGCCACTGCGCCTTCCCACGTTACGGCGAGAAAGAGTGCCCAGTGTATCCAATTGTGCTGCCGAATGAGTTTGTTGCGGCGCGGCGCAAGATGATAGCTGAGCGATTCGACTCCGTGCGCCACGAAGCCTCCCCCATCGCCAAGGACGGCAAAGCATCATAGTCAACCCAGAAAGGAAAACCATGTATCAGATAATTGATTTAGACGGTTGCATCGCCGATGACCGGTGGCGCAGGTCGCGCATCCTGCCGGGAGACGCTGAGGGCAGGTTCCGCGAGTATCACTCACTGTGCGGGATGGATGACGTTTTGAATATCAACGAGATCCGTTCGGAGCGGGTGATCGTGATAACGGGGCGTCCGGTGCGGCACAAAGCGGAGACGCTGCGCTGGCTGTACAGAAAGGCGAGCATCACACCGCACCATATCCTTATGCGCAATCCGGACTTGGATCACATACCTGGAGTGGCGCTGAAGCGCATAATGGTGAGTTGGTTGTTCGAACCGAACCTTCTGTATAACATCCCGCACGCGGAAATTTTCGACGTCATCGATGACCGTGCGGACATTGTCGAGATGTACAAATCGGAGTTCAACCTGCCAGCGCGCATCGTGCGCATTGGCGATGAGGAGCATTCAAATGGATAGCTGCAAAAACAAGAAACTTGTCAACGGGCGCTGGAGCTGCATGGAGTGCGGCGCTTCGTGGGGTGCGCATGAGACGAGCCTCTGCCAGCGGACAATCACTGCGATACCACCTATCATCCGCAAAGAGAAAAAAGTTGAAGTTGCGCGCAAGCCTATCGCACCGGAGCTGCTCGATGCGGCGGCAGAGACCTTCCGTGAGCGCAATGGGATATACGGAAACAACTATCAGCGGTTTGGCGCTGCCCTGCTGGCGCTGTTCCCGGATGGCGGTATCCCACCTATCACTGACGTCAACGACGCTCAGCGGCTCGACTACATCATCATGTGCCTCGGCAAGCTGCAACGCTATGCTCACAACTTCAGTCGCGGCGGACATCAGGACTCCGCTCGTGATCTGCAGGTGTATGCGGCGATGCTCGAAGAGTTCACCGATGAACGCTGAGCGGCTGTTCACAGCGATGACGGAGCGGCTGCTGAAGGAGCGGCGCATCAGCGGCTTCTTCGGTCAGGCTCCGGCCTCTGCGCCGACTGATCGCGAATATAATGCGTTCAATGAGGCATTCAAGCTCAAGAGGGCGGCGAAGGGCGGCGGGCGGCAGCTATTCTGGGGCGACTGGCTGGTAGAGTCTCTGTTCCCCAAGGCGATATATGCCGAGCACGGCTCAAACTTACGCAAGATGATCAAGGATGATCGCATTTGGCAGCTGGCGGGGTTCTCTGGCAACGACAACAATTCATTTGGCCGTTTATGCATGCCGAGACCGGAGTTGCCAGAGGGGTATATCAGCTTCATGCTGGATCGCATTGCCGGTAGGTATGGCTCGATGCCGCTGTATTACTTTGACGTGGAGAGTCCTGCTTGGGTTTGCGCACCGCTGAGCGAGCGCCCTGACGTGCCAAAGACGAACCGCACCTCGGTGTCATGTGTTATGAACTATGGATTCCACGTGCTGGATGGGGTTATGAGCATATCCGTCATAGTTCGCCACTGCAACTGGTCGCACCTATGGGGTGATGTGTTCGGGGCTGATGCCGCTCTGCGCGCCGTATGCAAAGAGGCAAAGCTCAAAGTTGGGCAAGTGTCCGTATTTGCGAACTCTGCAACTATGGACGAACCGAAAATCGCAAAGCATTACTTACAATACTCGCAAGGATAATCATGGCCTACAAAGATATGGATCACGCGCGCGCAGCTAAGATCTCGCGCTACTATGAAGGTGTGAAGGGCGGGCGGCGCGGCGCGCCTATCAGCCTGCACGTAGCTCTCTGCGACGCGTGCTTCAACCGCTGCATTATGTGCGACCACCCCTCGCGCAAAGTTATGAAGCACATGCATGTGGCGGACTGGTGCGATAAGCTCGACATGTTCAGCAGCATGGGCGTAGAGTCTGTGTGCTATGCGGGCGGCGACCCGATGGCGTATTCTTACTTCAATGCCGTGATGGAGCGGCACACCATGCTGCTGCTGAAGTTCGGCATGACGATCACCGGCTATGTTCCACCCGGAATCGACCTCAAGCTTCTGTCGAGAGCGGAATGGGTGCGGGTGTCGCTGGACGCGGTGACGCCAGAAATCTACGAGAAGGTGCGCGGCAAGGTTTCGGTCGCCAAGGTTATCAGGAGCATTGATGCAATGCTCGCGGCGAACGTGAAGGTTGGGCTCGGCATAACACTGCACGCGGACAACGTGGATGACCTGCCGAATGTTCTGGCGTTTGCGAAGGAGCGCGGCATCACCGACATCGAGACCCACCACATTGTGCCGGATAGCGGCGCGCGCGCGGTGCGGGTGCCGGAGAAGTGGGAGCGGCGCATAGAGCCCTTTCAGAACTGCCACGCGGCGCTCTACCAGCTCTACATTGATGCGGGCGGCGATGTATACCCCTGCTGCATTACGGCGGGCGACGCTCAGGCGGAACCTCAGGCGCATGCACTTGGTAACCTTTGGGATTCGAATTGGCACTCCGAGATCTGGCCAGCAGTGGTCGAGTATTCAAGGCTGAATTACAAAGAGCTGCCGCCAATTTGCCGCACGTGCTGCGCTCAGCGTCTGTCTCAGATCAACAGCATATGCGGCGACCTTGACCGCATGAGCCCAACCTCATTTTTCTAGGAACACATTATGCTTGTATTCGACACAGAAACAACGGGTCTCCTTAAGCCGGAGATTGCGGACTTAGCGGCACAGCCCAAGATCATCGAGATAGGGATGGTGAAGCTCGACCACAAATACAAAGAGCTGGGGCGGTTCGATATGCTCCTCTATCCGGGCGAGCCTATTGATGAAGAGGTGCACAAACGCATAACAGGGCTGACCAATGCCGACCTCGAGGGCAAGCCCACGTTTCTCGAGATACTCCCGCAGCTCGCGGAGTTCATGCTAGGCGAGCGGCGCATCGTCTGCCACAACTCGCCGTTCGACATGGGCATGCTACGGGTTGAGCTGGAGCGCTGCGGCGCGCAGTATGCATTCCCTTGGCCTCCGGAGCAGCTCTGCACCGTGCAACTCACCAAGCACATAAAGGGGCACCGGCTGAAGCTGACCGACCTGTATGAGCTGAAGATTGGCAAACCGCTCAAACAAGAGCACCGAGCAATGGCCGACGTGAAGGCGCTGGTCGCAATCATAAAGAAGATGAAGCTATGAGCCAGAAACGAGAGTATGTGCGCAACCACGAGTATGCGCAGAAGGAACGCAAAACTTGGGAAGGCTATTTCACCAAGGTGCGCGAATCAGACAAGGCGGTGCTGCTCTGGGAAGGCACCGGCAAGGTGGAGACCGATGCCAAGTGGGTGCCCAAGTCGCAGATCATCCATATGAACAAAACGGAAGTCGAAGGTGACTACAATGTCGAGATGACGGAGTGGATCGCCGGAGAGAAGGGGTTCCTGTAATGGCCTATCTGCACCGCTGTTCCCGGTGCGGTAAGCGGCGTGCGCTGAAGCGATTGATGAAGGATTACATTCGCCCACCGGCGTGTGCTGCTTGCGGGAATCGGCGATACAACCACGACCTGAACCAAGAACGGCGCAACGCCCTCGCAGTTTGCCGCTGCGAAGGGTATCACTTTACGCACCGCCGTGGCAGTAAGTGGTGCGAGCACGCGCATTCCACCGTGCTTGCGCAAGAGGCGGTGGAGCGGTTCGGCGGCGATGAACTCGATCATCACTGGGACTGCGACCCGCGCATCATCGGCTATGGCGTCAATAACATCGAGGCGATATGATCAACCTACGAATCCACTCTGAGTTCCATTTCGATTTTAGTGATCGCGGCTATGGCCGCATCGCTTCGATCGTCAACCGCGTAAAAGAGCTCGGCCAGAAGGCGGCGTGCTTAACTGACGCCACCACCTTTGGGCACGTCTCTTGGTTCGCGGCGTGCAAGGCTGCGGGCATCAAGCCTCTGCTCGGCGCTGAGGTGCGCTGCGACACCGCACGCCTCACTCTTATTGCACGCAACAACGCGGGGCTGAAGGAACTTTACGGCCTCTCGTCTGCGGCAGTCAGCGGTGCCCTTTCGGTGCAGGCGCTGTACGACTCTAGCCCAAATGTGATAAAGCTAAACGGCTCACTCGCTCCGCCCAAGAAGCTGAAGAAGTCCAAGCTTGCGCATTGGTATGCGGACGTATCGCCCTCTACGCCTCAAGAATTGCTGACGCAGAAAAAGGCGAGTGGCTTGCCTTTGGTTGCGGTTTCAGAAAACCGATACCCAAATATCACGGATAAAGGGGCATACGCGCTATTTGGCGGCTCGCCGGAGAACTATCCCCAACACATCCTTTCCGAACGTGAGGTGCGTGCATACGTCAAATCCTTGCCCCCATCCGCGTTGACTTTGAGCGACGAAATAGCCGAAACCTGTTCGGTAAATCTGCCAGTCGCCGTAAACATGACAATTAAGGGTGATATTGAAAAGCTCTGTCGGGCGAACATAAAGGCGCGGCTCGGGCGCTGGACAAAACGGTATGAGGAGCGGCTGCTGCATGAGCTGAAGATGATCCACGAGAAGAAGTTCGAGAGTTATTTCCTAATCATATCGGATATGGTGGTCTATGCCAAAAAGCATATGGTGGTTGGTCCGGCGCGCGGCTCAAGTGCCGGTTCACTTGTTTGTTTTCTGCTGTATATTACTGATATCGATCCTATCCATCACGGCCTGCTGTTTGAACGGTTTATTGATGTTACAAGAGCGGATCTCCCGGACATTGACTTGGATTTCCCGCCAGACCCGAAGCGGGAGATGGTGATTCAGTATCTGCGCGAGAAGTATGGCGACGACCACGTGGTGCATATCGGCACAGTGCTGACGCTGCAGCCCAAGTCCATTCTGAAGCTGGTGGGCAAGCGGCTCGACATCAAGCCTTGGGAATTCCAGCCGCTGCTCGATGTGATGGTGGAGCGGGCGTCGGGCGACTCTCGAGGCGAGCTTTGCCTACTGGACACGCTCGAAGGTATGGACGCGGGCAAGGCGGTGCTCGCTCGATTCCCTCAAGTGCGCACAGCCACTGCATTCGAGGGGCACGCGCAAACCTCCGGCACCCACGCGGCGGGCATTGTGGTTTGTGCAGAGCCCGTGAACCATTTCTGCACCGTCAACGCGGAGAGCTCTACTGCGCAGGTGGACAAGGTGAGCGCAGAGGCGTTGAATCTACTCAAGATCGACATGCTGGGGCTGCGCACACTGGCGGTGCTAGAGCATACGATCGAGCAGCTGCCCGGAAAGCGCATCGACCTGACTAAGCTGCCGCTGGATGATGCGGCGGTATTCAATTTGTTCAACGAGCAGCGCTGGGCGGGCATCTTCCAGTTCGAGGGTGACGCGCTGCAGATGCTGCAGAAGATGATCGTGGTGTCGGAGTTTGCGGACATTGTGGCTATCGGCGCACTAGGTCGGCCAGGACCACTCAACTCCGGCGGCGGGCAAGAGTGGTGCGACCGGCGCATGGGGCGTGAAGGGCGGCTCGAGAACCTGCACCAGCTATGTGACGAGTTTACCAGCGGCACCTATGGCATCATCGTGTACCAGGAGCAGGTGATGCAGATCGCGCGCAAGGTTGGGCAGCTGTCGTGGGAGGACGTGACCGACATCCGCAAGACCATGAGCAAGAGCAAGGGTGAGGAATACTTCAACACCTATCGCGTCAAGTTCATTGCAGGCGCAAAGAAGCAGGGCGTGCCTGAGGCGGCGGCGTCTAAAGTGTGGGGTCACCTTACCACTATGGGTGCTTGGGCGTTTAACAAGTCGCACGCGGTGGCCTATGGGCTGATCAGTTACTGGTGCGGCTGGCTGAAGGCGCATCACCCGCTCGAGTTTGCTTGCGCTACGTTACGTCACACCAAGGGTGAAGCCCAAACGATCAACCTGCTACGTGAGCTGCACGCGGAGAAGATCAAGTTCGTGGCGTTTGACGTGCGCACCTCGCGCGAGAACTGGGAGGTGATCAACGGCAAGCTCACCGGCGGATTCCTCAACTTGAAGGGGTTCGGCGAGACCACCGCCAAAAAGTTCGTAGAGTCGCGCGGCAAATGGACTGATAAGGACGAGGCGAAAATAGAGGCGGCGGAAGTGCTCTATTCGAACATATACCCAGCGCACGAGCGGTATGCCGCGCTATACGCCAACCCAGCCAAGTGCGGCTTTCCGGGCGTGCGTAAGCTGTGGACTATGCGCGACATCGACGCAGCACTGACTGCTGGGGAGAATCCATCAGATTTCTACTTCCTTGGGCGGTTGGTGAGTAAGGTGCCGCGTGACCTGAATGAGTATGTGTTCCAAGTCAAGCGGGTGCAGGATGGGCGTCCAAAGATGATGACGCACGATACCGCATACCTCAATATGGTCATCGAGGACGATACGGGGCGGCGCGGGATGACGGTGTCGGCGGGGGTCTACGCGGAGGTCGGACGCGGCATAACGGAGACCGGCGTGGTGGATAAAAGTTGGTATGTGATGCGCGGACGCTTCAATAAGATCCGCCACATAAATGTTACTTGGGCGAAGGATGTCACGGCTGAATCATGGCCGGAGCAGTAAATCAGGCTTGTAGATCACGCGCTACACGCTTTTCAGAGGGCGGCTGATGCCCTTGTATACCCTAAAATAGGAGCTTTTATGAATGATCAGAATCAGAGAGTGGAGCTTGGGCATCGATGGGTGAAGCATGGGACTTGAGGCGACGAGCTGGAGCTGGTTGCGCGATGGCGTGCAGAAAACACTGCCCGCGTTCTCTCTGTTGGAGCGGGTGGAGAATGGGGTGGTGGTGGGCATGCCTGACGTCAACTACGTCATTCGCGGGGTTGAGGGGTGGATCGAGCTGAAGGCGGTGCCGCTCCCCGCGCGAGACAGCACGGCGGTGCTCGGTGCAGAGGGGCTGAACATCGATCAGATCAACTGGGCGCTCAAGCGCGTCTCTGTCAATGGACGCGTGTTTACATTCATATCTGCAGCGCCGTATCGCTGGTTGGTTGATGGGGTGCATGCGCGCACTGTCAATCAGTGGACGCGAGACGAGCTGTGCATGAAGGCGCGGTATTGGTATGATGATAAATGGGACGCTTCTTGCTGGAGGCGGCTCATTAACGCTCTGACGAGCTGAAAGACGGTATTATTCCCAACCCATAGAAAGGAACTGCAATGATGATACCAAAAGGCTTCTACTATTGCTGGATGCACCCAGAGCATGGCGTTGATGTGCACTTTGTGCTGCGCGCGCTAACCAAGAGAGAGCACCTCATCCTGCGACTGCCCAACCCAAAGAGCTGCGCGAGGATGACGAACTTCTACGTTGCGCCAAAACTCCGGCGCGCAGGGTTCGGCAGCCGTCTGCTGAAGGAGCTGGCCGACTGGTGCTGGGAAACTTCATCGAATGTTACATTCAGAGCTGCACCCTACGCCAGCCGTCCAGGACTCAAAGGGCAGCAGCTGCATGACTTTTATTCCGCGCGTGGCTTCCATCAAATCGAAGGCACCCACCAGCATTACCGTAGCTGGGCGAACGGATGAATCGACTCCAGAAGTTGGAAGAGGCGCTGCGGGCAGCGACAAAGCTGCGGCGCGCGTTTGACGATTATGAACCCGCATTTGACGTAGCGGTTCCGCGTGCGGCGGTCGTTGCATATGATGCCAAAATAAAGGAACTGAGTGATGATAAAGACGAGGCAGTTCAAGACAAAGCCGTTCAAGCACCAACTGACCGGTCTAAAAAAGTCAAAAGATGAAAAGGTCTATGCACTACTCATGGAGCAGGGCACCGGCAAGAGCAAGCTGCTGATCGACAACATTGCGCACCTATGGCGCAGCCGCAAAATCGACATCGTGCTGATCATCGCGCCGAAGGGCGCTGTGCCTGTGTGGCTGAATGAGCAAATCCCAACGCACCTGCCGGATGAAATTCCCTACGTCATGCTGAGGTGGCGGTCGCCCAGCGGCATATCGCGCATAAGGGCGCTCGAGATCCAACGCATACTCAAGCCGACAGACGTGCTGCGCATCGTCGTTATGAATTCAGAGGCGTTCGGCGCGAGTGCTAACGCGCTGGACTTCGCGATTGACTTTCTGGACTCTGGTGAGAGTGCGATGGTAGTCGTGGATGAAAGTCACCGCATAAAAACACCCACTGCATCCACTACCAAGCGCATCGTCAAGCTGCGCAACCACAGCTCATACCGACGCATACTGACCGGCACGGTGGGAGAGAATCCATTCGATCTGTTCTCACAGTTTGAGTTCCTCGACCCGACGATACTGGAGACCGACTCATACACCGCGTTCAAATCAGAGTATGCCGAGCTGATGCCACAGAGCAGCGGCATCATGCGCCACATAGCGATGCGCGTGCCGAAAAAGTGGAAAGGGCGGTATGTGGTCAGCTGGCGATCGATGGATGAGGATGGGGTGCCGCTCAAGCCCAAGGAAATTTGCACCGAGGAACTCACCGATGAGGTGCATGCGCTGTTGGCGAAAAATGCCCGCAGCATCATCACCACCTTCGACAAATACATGGAACCCGCATATCTGCCGACCATAGTGGCCAAGGACAAGGACGGCAAACCTCGCTACAAGAACCTAGAGCGGCTCCGCGCGCTAATCGAGCCCCACAGCTACCGCGTGCTGAAGGCGGACTGCCTAGACCTGCCGGAGAAGACCTACAGCCGATACTACACGGAGCTGAGCGGGCGGCAGCGCGAACTTTACGAGAAGGTGAAGGCGGAGTGCCGCATAGAGTGGGAAAACGGCAGCATCAGCACCTTCAACAAGCTCACCGTCTATCTCCGCCTTCAACAGATCATATGCGGCTATGTCCCCAATGCAGAGGGCGTGCAGGTGGAGCTGTTCCCGAGCTGGAAAGAGAATCCGCGCATTGTGTCGCTGATGGAGTATTTAGAGGGGCGGGATGAGGCGGCGATCATTTGGTGCCGATTCACAGAGGACATACGGCGGATAAGTGAGGTGTTGCGTGAGGCGTATGGCGCTAAGAGCGTGGTGCAGTTCTACGGCGCTATCAACGACAAGGGGCGGGCGGCGGCGGTGGCAGATTTCCGCTCAGGAGCGGCTCGCTTCATGCTCGCTCAGCAGCGGGCGGGCGGTGTGGCGCAAACTTGGACGGTTTCCAACAGCGCGCTGTATTACTCGAACACGTTCGCGCTCATTGATCGGCTACAGTCTGAAGACCGCTGTCACCGCATAGGCTCTGTCGGCACGGTTGGGTATGTGGACTTTGAGGCTGAGGAAACTATCGACACCACCATCATCAACGCATTGCGCTCTAAGAAAGAAGTTGCCGACGTTATCAACGGCGACGCGGCGCGCCCATGGATAGGAGGCTGAAATGTACCGGAACACAATGCCGCAATTCGAGAGTCGCTATGATAAGATTCGGCGCGAGGTGATGGGGCTGGAGCTGTACGAGACATGGTTCGTCGCAACAGACGGCACCGCCCGCACCAAGCATCTGTTGGGGCAAGCGGTGCAGACCGTTCTCGAATCCGGAAAGAGGGTCAAAATTCTTGGCGTAGAGGGCGGCGTTTTATTTGTGCGCACGGCATAGCAGTTTACTTTCAAGGGTGAGCGCGCTACCCTAAATTTTAGAAAGGAAATCTAATGAGACCAACAGTATACATCCCTCAAGAACCCATGCGCAAAGACCCTCTCGGGCGCTGGGTGAGCAAAGGGCTGGACTTGGCAGCTACGGCGGAATTCGGAGACATACGAATTGTGTGGCCTCCGGGCGCGGCGATCATCGGTGCCGAGACTACCGCAGAGGTTGCCGCAATAGCGGCGAGCGCATATGACGAGCAACTGGACTACGTTGTGGCGCTGGGTTCGCCTACGCTGATTGCGGTGCTGGCGTGGGCAATTGGCAACAGAGGGAAGCGGCTGCGTATGCTGGAATGGGATACGCGGAACAAACGTTACTATTCAACCATTTCAAAATAAAGAAAGGAACTATCATGCAAGAAGGGCAAAGCATACCACCATCCGAGCACTCGGACTTCGTGCTTGCGTTGGCGAAGGATGGCGCGGCAATAGCACGGGAGCTGACTCCGAGCGAAGCGCATCAGCTGCACATGGCGATGGGCATCTCCAGTGAGGCGGGCGAACTGCTGGAAGCGGTGAAGAAGGCGGCGATCTACAACAAGCCCATTGACCGCGAGAATGTGGTTGAAGAGTTGGGCGACCTCGAGTTCTACATGGAAGTGCTGCGCCAAGCGCTGCTCATCACGCGGGAAGAGACCATAGAGTACAACATGGCCAAGCTCACAAAGCGATACGGCGCGCAAGAGCGCGCTGATAAAGTTTAATCACCACTACAGAAAGGAACTAAAATGCAAAGCGCACTTGATGAGATCGTAACGCTGGCCAAGCGACAGGTGGATATTGAGCTGCAGATTGCGCAAACCGCGCAAACGCTGGCCGACCTAAATGAGATGCTGCGGAAGCTGTGCATGGAAGATTTGCCGGCAGCTATGGCCGAAGCAAAACTCAAAGAGTTCACGCTGGACTCCGGGGAAAAGGTGCTGGTGAGGCCGGACTTCACCGTCGGAATACCGGCGCAGCGGCGTGAGGAGGCGTTCGACTGGCTGAATACAAATGGGTATGGTGGAATTGTGAAGACAGAGTTGTCGATCAGTTTCGGCAAAGGCGAGTATGACAAAGCGGCAAAGCTGGCGGCGGAGCTGACCGAGAAGAAGTTCGAGTGCGAGTTGGAGCGAGCGGTGCACTGGCAGACGCTCAAGGCGTTTGTGGTTGAGCGCGTGAAGGCGAAAGTCAAGTTGCCAATGGACATGTTTGGTGCTCACGACACCACCAAGTCCGTGGTGCAGCTACCGAAGAAGGCGAAGGTGTAGGGCAAGGTGTTATTTAATTAAACAAACGAAAGGAACTATCATGGCTGTAAAGAAAACTACCAAAGTCGCAGAAGTCAAGAAACAACTCCCCGCAGTGAAGGGCAAACCGATGGGGCGTGGGTTCGAAGAGGCGGACGCGGAATCATTCGCGATACCGTTTCTCGCCATGCTGCAGAAGATGAGTCCAGCGGCTGACGCCGATTCCGACGAATACGTCAAGGGCGCAAAGGCGGGCATGTTCTTCAACACCGTCACGCGCGAAGTGTTCGAGAGCGTAGAGATTATCCCTTGCGCATACCAGCGCCGTTTCAACCGCTGGGCTCCCGCTGATTCGGGCGGTGGGTTCAAGGGGCAGTTCCTGCCCTCGGCCATCGCCGGTATGGAGGCGTCGGGCGTGCTGGCGCAGTCGGACGAGGGGCGGTGGTATTTTGCGTTGCCGGATGGCTCGGTGAACGAAAAGAAATGCGACATCCTCACTGACACCCGCATGCACTATTGCCTGCACGTGCTGCCCAACGGTGACCGCACCGGCGTGTTGGTTTCCCTCTCGCGCACTCAAATGAAAAAGTCCAAGAACTGGATGACGCTGATGCAGCAGCAGGGCGGCGACATGTTCAAGACCGTGTACGAGTGCAAGGCGAAGGACGAAGAAAACGAGAAGGGCAAGTGGAAGGGCTGGGTCATTGAGCTTGGGCGCGCGACTGAGTCTGAGGAGCTGGCCGAAGCATCATCGTTCTACGAGTCCGTGTCCGCCGGCAAGGTGAAGGTAAAAATGGAAGACGCTGAAGACTAATCCGCAGTTCGCTGCTGTGGCTACTTGGGGAGAGCGCGGCATTGGCTCTCCCTCTTTTTTTACCTTGGGAGGCTATATGTGTGATGATCAGCCGGATGGTGAGGAGGCGCGACTAAGAGCGCGCATTGCAGACTTGGAAGCGGCGCTGTTCCAGAAGGTGGCGGCGCAAATCTCGCCACTACCGCCAGCACGCCTTGACTACATGATCAGAAAGGACGTGCCTGAGTATCTACTTGGGAGCGAGCTCACAGAGCGGGGTGCGGCGGGATGGCTGCTTTGCTCAGTATCGCGCAACAAAGATAAATACACGCTGTTCCTAGTGCGTGAAATGCAAAAGGGATCACGAAATGCAACAACTTGAATCTGAAGTTCTGAATCCACCAGTAGAGTTGGCCGTGGCTGACTGCGAGAGGACGCCCAATGGCAAAGGCAAATAGGGCGGCAGAGACCGGCACGCTAGAGGCGGCGTGGCGCTATGCGGCGCTGGGCTGGCGGGTGTTCCCGCTGCACCCCGTAGGCGCGGATGGGGCGTGCGGCTGCCCTTTGGGTGGAGAATGCGAGCGCGCAGGTAAGCATCCGGCGCTACTCGGCTGGCCTACTGAGGCGTCCACGGATGCGGAGGTGATACGGGAGTGGTGGAGCGGCGCGGGCGTGCGGCAGGGCATCGGCATCGCCACCGGTGAGGAATCCGGCCTGACCGTGCTCGATGTGGATGGGGAGCTCGGCGTTGAGTCTCTGGGTAAACTAGCAGCGGGCGTGGGTATGCCAGTCACCCCATGCGTGCAGTCGCGTGCGGGGCGCTATCACTACTATTTTGCGTATGAGAAGGGCGTAAAGTCTCAGGCTAATAAGCTGGGAGAGAAGCTCGACACGCGCGGGGATGGGGGATACGTAGTCGCCCCTCCCTCGCGACACGCTACAGGTGGGTTATACACGTGGCTACAAGCACCGGAGAAGGTTCCGGTAGCACCGTGGCCGGAATTCCTGAAGAAAGGCGGCGGCGCGGCGGCTGCAGGCAAGAAGCGCGGGCGTCCGGCCAAAGAAACCTTCAATCCAGCGAATCCTGCGCAGGTGCAGGGGTTGGTCGATGCGTTGGAGCATGTGGACTGCGATGATGAGGAGAAGTGGGCGGGTGTCGGCTGGATAATGGGGCGGGCGTGGGCTCAGTCCGACGTGGGCTTCGCGCTGTATGCGGCGTGGGCAGGGCGGTCGCGCAAGTATGATGCGCGCGCCACTCGCAAGCACTACTATGAAGGCTCCAAGGCGGTGCGCGGCTCAGAGTTGAGGACAGTGGCATCGATACTGGCATGGGCAACGGAGGGCGGCTGGACTGGGGCGCAGAATGCGGAAGAGCATGCAGAGCGTAAACTCCACGTGTATGAGAATCCGTATCGCGAATCAGAAATGGTGAAGGAAATGGCTGCGGCTGCGGCTGCGGCTCCGGGTGTGTTCTCTATGGGGATGCGGCTGGTGCATATAGTGCGGTATGGAACAGCGGGGGTGCTGGATGTTATGGTGGATCGTGACCCGATGAGCTATGTCGTTATCGATCATGACGCGAACACCATTGCGGTAGAGCTCGGCGATATTGCAGCATACTGGGCGCTGACCGATAAGGGGGAATTCCGACGCACTAAGTTCAACCGTCCAAGCGTGGTCACATTCATGGCGTGCCGTAAGTTTGATGGCACTAAGCAGCTCATCGCCTTCGTGCCGCACCCGTGTCTGCGGGCGGATGGGTCGCTACTGTCGGCTGTGGGGTATGACGCGGAATCTAAGCTCTACCTCACCTCAGAGGTGGAGGGGCTGCGAGTGGATGCGGGGTTGAAACGCAACGCGGCTAAGGCGGCGCTCGGGCGGCTGATGGAACCGTTCTCGGAATACCCTTGGGCGAGCCCTGCGGCGCGCACTGTGTTTATCGCTGCGCTGTTTACTGTGGGCTTCCGCCACTTATTCGACATAACACCGCTGTTCGCCTTTTCTTCACCTAAGCACGGCTCGGGCAAAACGCAACTGGCCGACTGTATCTCGCGGCTGTGGTATGGCACGCTGCTGAGCAAGGCGACGTGGACATCGAATCAGGAAGAAATGGAAAAGCGCATTGCCTCATTCCTGCTGGCGGGTGACCGTATTGTGTGCCTCGACAACGTGGCGGAAGGGCAGCGGCTCGAGGACACCACTCTGAACAAGGTGCTCACCTCGCGGCGGAATACATTCCGGCTGCTCGGGAAGACGGAGCGGCTCGAGCTCAACAATGAGGCAACGTGGTTCGCCACCGGGAATCAACTACAGCTGAGCGGCGATATTTCGAGGCGAGCGCTATTGTGCTATATAGACGCCAAGGTGGCATCGCCCTCAGCGCGCAGCTTCTCGATCAGCAACTTACCAGCCCACGTCGCGGAGCATCGGCCAGCGCTCATGAGTGATGCGCTGAGTATCGCAGCCTCTTGGATTGCCTCAGGAAAACCCACTCCTGAGGCACCGCCCTCGGAATATGGTTCCTTCACGGAGTGGTATGCGTTTATGCGACCGCTGCTACTATGGATGGGGGCGGGCGATCTATGTGACGCGATCAACAACGCGCAAGAGGAGGACTCCGCTAATGAGGGTGAGGAGGTGTTCGCTGAAGAGCTGAGGCGCATAATGCCCCCAGACGATTCTGGTATGGCGGTTATGGCGGTCGTGAAAGCCATTGGAACGAACGCTGATCTGCGCTCTGCGTTCAACGGTTGTATGGGTCGAGATCATGATCCAAACCACATAAACGTGGGCGGGCTGCTCAAAAGGCTCGAAAATAAAATTTATTTTTCGGCCGAATTGAATCGTGGCTTTTCACTGAAAAAGGCTAAAAACATGTCTAAAAATGTCGTTTTTTGGCGATCAATTCTCTCCGACTTAGCACCAATGAAAGGGTGAAACCGGGTGGTTTTCAGGGTGAAATTTTCGACCAAAGCTGGCTTCAGCACGTTAATCGCCGCCTTTAACGGCGATAACCTCTCACCGGGAGTTACGGAGATAGCTAGCCACCCGAACTTTTTTTAGACGATTAATCCTCTAAAAAAGCATATTAAATCGTCTAAAAGTGGCAGGGGTGCTAAACGACCCCCGGAACTCCCGGTGAGGGTATTGAATGATGGGGTGCGGGCGTCAAATGTGTTTACTTGAATTTGAGCATAAGTTATAAGCGGCGGCATCAATTGATCAAGGGAGTGAACAGTGGCACGAAGAAAGCTTGATTCGACGCGAATGAAAGACCGAAAAGGGGTCAACGCCAAAGTCAAAGGTGCAGCCGAGGTGATCGCTGAGAACAGAGAGGAGCGCAAGCACGGCAGACCAACCAGCTACCACATTGGGTTCGATCATATTGCGGAGCAGGCGTGCATCATCAATGCGGACAGTCCGGGGCTTGCTGATATGTTTGGCGTTGACGTCTCTACTGTTGAAGCATGGATGAGGGCTCACCCCAGCTTTCAAAGCTCCGTAAAGCGCGGCAAGGCGCGTACAGATGATGAAGTAGAGCGCTCACTCATACACCGCGCAAAAGGCTACAGTCACCCATCAGAAGAAATCGTCATACTTTCAGAGGGCAAGGGCGGTTCCACGTACGTGGAGCGCGTGCAAGTGACAAAGCAGTATCCTCCCGATGCCACCTCTGCCATATTCTGGTTGAAGAACCGGCGTCCGCAAGACTACCGTCCCGACTCACAGCTCGCTCCAGTGGGGGCGCAGCCTGATGATGCAGCGCGCGTTATACGTGAAACTCTTGCAGCTATGACTGATGACGTGGAGAAGCCTGAGTGAGCATAGAGCTGCCCCCACGCTGGACAAAGCTGCGCTTCCACCCTACGCAGCACGCCTACATCAACTCTCCACACCGCTTCAACACCGTGCCAGCGGGGCGTCGGAGTGGCAAAACTGAACTCGCCAAGCGCAAGGTTGTGCGCCGTGCTCTAGCTGCGGCCACTAAGTGGACTCCGCGTTTCTTCTGCGCAGCACCCACGCGCGACCAAGCAAAGCGTATTTTCTGGAATGACTTGAAGGCTCTGTCTCCGCGCCACCTTATAGCGCAAACGCCCTCTGAATCAGACCTGATGATCCAGTATCTGAATGGCGCTCAGCTATGGGTGATCGGTCTCGACAAGCCCCAGCGTATGGAGGGTCAACCGTGGGACGGCGGCATCATCGATGAAATAGCCGACACCAAAGAGAGTGCTTGGCCAGAGAACGTGCGCCCCTCTCTTTCTGACCGGCTCGGCTGGTGCGACTTGATAGGCGTGCCAGAGGGGCGGAACCACTATTATCAGCTCGACCGCTCCGCCAAGGCGCGCATGAAGGCGTCTGGGGCAGCTAGTGACTGGGGCAGCTATAGCTGGGCGTCGCGTGACATTCTGCCAGCCTCTGAGATTGCGGCTGCTATGCAGGACTTGGATGAGCTCACGTTTGCGCAGGAGTATGAGGCCAGCTTCGTCAACTTCGAGGGGCGTGCATACTACTCTTTCCTTGAGGCGGATAATACCGCACCGCTGGTGTATGACGAAAATGCAACGCTGAACTTGTGCTTCGACTTCAACGTTGAGCCCGGAGTGTGCGCCTACATCCAAGAGCAGGTGCTGCCTGGTCAGTATGAGCTGGCTGCGAACGGCGTGAAGCTGCTAGACCACCCAATCACCGGAACCGGCATCATCGGCGAGGTGCATATACCGCGCAATAGCAACACTCCGGCCGTCTGCAAGCGCATCATTAAGGACTACGGGAGCCACAAGGGGCGGGTCGTGTGCTATGGCGACGCTACAGGCGGCTCGCGTGGCACTGCTAAGGTGGAAGGCTCGGACTGGGACTTGATCGAGCGTGACTTGCGCCCCAAGTTCGGCAACCGTCTGAGCTTCAACGTCAAATCCGCGAACCCCAAAGAGCGGGCGCGGCTCAACGCTATGAACTCACGCACCAAGAGCAGCGCAGGCATAATTCGGCTGATGGTGGATGGGGCAAAGGCTCCTCAGACCGTGCTGGACTTCGAGGGCGTGCGGCTGCTGAAGGGCGGCTCCGGTGAAATCGATAAGGACGCCACCCCAAAGCTAACGCACGTGACCGATGCAATTGGATACTATGTAGAGCATGAATTCCCGACGGCTGATAATTTCGTCAGGCGTGTAGAGGTTGGAGGTGTGTGATGAGGTTGTTGATTGCGTTTCTTGCGGTGTTCCTGGATGCTTGCGCACCTATGCGCTACTATCACGTCACGAAGGGCGAGGCTGACTTTGCGCGGGACAAATTCGAGTGCTCCACGCTGGCCATCCAGTCATCGAATATCTCCAATAGCTACATAATGAATTCACAGTTCGCGCAGAGCCAATTTGATCAATGCATGGAATACCGCTACGGCTGGAGGAAATGATGCCCGTAAACACACAGCACTCAGAGTATGGCAAATACAGCAGCAAGTGGAAGCGCTGTCGCGACTGCTCCGCCGGTCAGGACGCTGTCCACTCGGGCGGCGAGGCGTATCTGCCCAAGCTGAAGGCGCAAACTGATCCCGATTATAAATCGTACAAGATACGCACCACCTTCTACAACGCTACGTGGCGCACCATCAGTGGGCTAGAAGGCATGATGCTGCAGAAGCCACCAGTGGTCGAAGTTCCCGATGCGATGATTGAACTGCTTGAGGATGTAGACTCTGCCGGCAACCCACTGCAGGTGTTCGCCCAAGAGGTGTGCGAGCATGCTCTGACCGTCGGACGCGTAGGCGTGCTAGTGGACTGCCCGCCTCTGGCCAAGGGCGCTACTCAGGCGGATGCCATCGCTCAGAACGTGCGTCCCACGCTTCAGCTTTACACAGCGGAGAATATCATCAACTGGCGCACCGGTCGCATCGACAACAAGACGGTATTGACGCTGGTGGTGCTGCACGAGGTGGAGGATAAAAAGGACGACAAGGATGAATACAAGGTGACGGCGGTAGATCAGTGGCGCGTGCTCGATTTGCTGAATAATGTCTATCGTCAGCGGCTCTATGAGCGCAAGGATGATGCCGACATTCAAATTGGGGCGGACATATTCCCGACCATCAACTCTTCGCCAATCAACTACATTCCGTTTCAGTTCATCGGCACCGATGATGCGTCTTCAGAGGTGGATGAGCCTCCGCTCATCGACCTAGTGGATCTGAATCTGTCGCACTACCGCACAAGCGCGGACTACGCCCACGGTTGCCACTTCACGGCGCTGCCTACGCTGTTCCTAGCGGGTTTCCAGAGTGAAAATAACGACCCCATCTACTTGGGCAGTGAACGCGCCATCGTCACCAAGAACCCTGACGCCAAAGCTGAGTTCATCGAGTTCAGCGGCACGGGACTCAAGACGCTGGAGAACAAGTTGCAGCGCGAGGAGCAACTGATGGCGATTGTTGGCGCGCGTATGCTCGAGGCGCAGAAGAAGGCGGTAGAGGCGGCGGACAGCGCCAGCATACGGCGCAAGGGTGAGGAGTCGATGCTCAGCTCTATCTCGCAGACCATTAGCTTGGGCATGACGCAAGCCCTGCGTTGGCTGGCGCAGTTCGCTGCGTTGCCGGATGATAAAGTAAAGTTCGAGCTCAATCGCGACTTCTATCCTGCACGTATGGCTCCGGCTGAGCTGAGTGCGCTGGTGATGGCGTGGCAGCAAGGGGCGATTAGTGATGTGACGCTGTTCGAGAACCTGCGCCAAGGCGAGATCATCGCAGCTGATACCACGCTTGAGGAAGAGCAGGGGGCGATCCAGGACAAGCAGGATGAGCAGTTCGCTCGTCAGCTAGAGCAGCAAGCGACGGTTGATGCGGCAGGGCTTGGCAACCAAGCGGCGGCGCAATGAGCTGGAGAACCGTCAGAGGCAACGCGATAAGGGGTGCAGTTCGCACGGCGCTCGCTGTTTTTGGAGGGGCGATGGCGAATCAGGGGTTGGTGCTCGAGGCGCGCCCTGTGCAACTCGCGGCGGCGATAGTGATCCTGATGGTTTTGACTTGGAGCATAGCTGATAAGTGCGTAAGTGAGCACAGGACGCTTGAGCGAATAGTTGATGCGCTGGATGGTCCGCGCGACAGCTGGACTCAAGAACAGCGAGACCATCACGACCTGATGCGCACCACAGAGGGAGCGGGCTGATGAAAGTCCAAGTCAAGAGCAACGGCGTCGATGGGGAGGTCACTCTTGAGGATGGCACTCCGCTCAAAGGCGTGACCCACGCTCACGTATTCATCGGCGCTGGGCAACCTACTGTGGTGACGCTGGGCTTTACGCTGCCTTTGGTGGATGTGGTTGGTCACGCTACGGTCAGCGAAGAGCACCTCACGGAGCTGGCGAAGGCTCACGGATTTATCCTCAAGCGCAGGGTGGACGCATGACATTCAGCAAAGCAGGCAAGGCGGCTCTGCGCAAAATAGGCGCGGGGCGGGCGTGGGACGAGTCAAAGCACCCGCGCGTGGCGGCGGGGAGCGGTGACCCGAGTGGGCAGTTTGCCGCGACCACTGTCGGTCCAGAATCTGAGGCGCTGTTCGACCGGCTGTCGAAGGATGGGCGCAAGCGCACTTGGAAAGAAATGGTGGAAGAGGCGCGGCTCGCCGGTATCCCCAAGCCTCTGGCGCAATACAACGAGTGGAGGCGGCTGAACAACCTGAAAAAGAAAGGTGCGCTCAAGCCTGAAGAGCAGAAGCCACTGCTGAAGCGGGGCAGCCACCTCGAAGTGCTGACGAGCCCGCATGAAATCTCGCGTAAGCTCATTGAAGACCTCAGAGCCTCTAAAGAGACTGACCGCTCCACATTGGCGTCGATCGCGGAGCACAGGCTGAAGAATAGTGAGCATAACCTGACCCAAGGCATTCACCAGCGTCACGGCATGCGCTCCGGCGAACTGATGATTGAGATCCCACTCGAGCGGCAGAGGGTGCATTATGCAAAGGGTGATCGGCTGGCGCGGCGCTCGGCAGCGGGGCTGTTCGTCACTATGGCGCGTGGTGATCTGCCCTCGTATTTGACTGACGCCACACAGCGCGTCTTCATCTCGACCCAGTCCAATCGCCAAGACGAAGTGCTCACACGCAAGCTCGGCCACTCATTCACCAGTGCGGCAACGGGCGGCGACGGTCACGTTGTGTTCTACATGGCAGGGCTGTCGGTTGGTGATAAGATGAACCACGCCAACTACATCCATGAAATGGCGCACAACATGGCCACCCGGACGTATGGGAGCCCGAGTCTGAGGTCTGGCTCGCCGATCGACAAAGTGTACTCACTTTGGAGCAAAGACCCAAATATGGCCGCACCGCCAACCGTATACGGCAGAACCAACGTTGCGGAGGCGTATGCTGAGGCGATCACCACTCACTACATGGTGAGGGGAGGTCTAGAATATCGTGGCGCATACCGGCTGTCGCCTTCGTGGCAAGAAGCGGCGAATGCGGAACTCAAATATGCGGAGCTAAAGAAAATATGACAACTGAACGTATCGATGATGCTGACGGAACCTACATGCTCGTGGACTTCCACGCTGAGGATGGTTCTCCAGCACCCAAGGCGCGCGCCACGTATGCAGAGATCACCAAATACAGCGCGGCGGGCGACGTCATACTGCGCACTTATGGCGCTATCGGGGCAAAGGTAAAGGTGGCCTCTCGCGCGCACCACCACAACAAGGCAAAATACCAATGATCGACGCGGCGCTGCTGGATGAGTTCCTGAGCGGGCAGCTCGACTTGCTCCGGCTCGAGGCGTCCACCCGCGTCCGGGTGCTACGGCTGCTGGATCAGCTTGAGCGCGAGCTCCGGTCAAAGCTCAGTTCTGACACGCTGACTGACATGGGGAAATCGCGGCTGAGCACGCTTTTGCGGCAAACGAGTTCGGTAATCGATGATTATTACGAGCGGATGGCGGCTGAGGCGGATAAAGCTCTTCTAGGAACTGCTGAATATATCGCCAAGGATGTGCATAAATCAATCCAAGGCGTGTTTTCGGTGGAACTTGGTGCCTATCTCCCAACCGAGGCCTATCTCAAGCGCGTATCGGCTAATACGCTTGTTTTCGGGTCGCCTTCCGCCAATTGGTGGTCGCGCCAGAGCGCTGACACTGCCTTTCGATTCGCTAACGCAGTGCGGCTGGGGGCAACGGCAGGCGAAACCAATGACCAGATTGTGAGGCGCGTGCTAGGCTCCCCGAAGGCGGGCACTGAGGGCATCATGCAGGCTTCCCGCGCTAATGCGCGCTCATTAGTCCACGCGGCGATACAGTCGGTCGCCAATGATGCGCGTATGGAAACCTTCCGCAAGAACTCTGACGTCATCAAGGGCGTGCGGCAGGTTAGCACCTTTGACTCCCACACAACTGAGATTTGCATCGGCTATTCGAATCAGGAGTGGGACTTGATCACGGAGAAGCCGCTGAAGGGCTCTTACCTGCCATTCGTCAGCGATGGTGGGTCGCCGAATGGGGTGCCGCGTCACTGGGGCTGTCGCTCGGTGCTTGTGCCGATAACGAAAACCTTCAAGGAGCTGGGGCTGGATATGCCAGAATTCCCCACTGGCACGCGCGCCTCCAACTCTGGGCAGATAGCGGCGGACACTACGTTCGCAGCCTTCCTAGAACGCAAGGGTGAGGCGTATCAGAACGCCACATTGGGCAAGGGGCGGGCGGAACTCTGGCGCAGCAAAAAGATAACGCTCAACCAGCTGCTCGATCTACGCGGCAATCCATTAACAGTGGCACAACTCAAGGCGAGGTATTCATAATGGCATGGAGCGATGCGGCAAGAGAGGCTGCAGCTGAGGTTCGGAGGCAGCACCGGTATGCGCGGGCATTCGGCAAGAAGCATTGGCACTTCACCATTGCCGTGAACGCAAAGCGATATTTCTCCGGCAAGGTTTACGGCAATGGGATCGCCTATAGGCGCGGCAAGGATGATGCTCGGTTGATCATGCAGCCGAAGCATAATGACCGCTACAAAAGAGTTCGATAGCAAGGCTCGCAGGACGCGGGCAACCCAACTGTGCGGGATGCACAGAGCATTACCGAAGAGAGGCATTTATGCGTATTAAAAAACTAGCACTGGCAGTTGGTTCGGCACTAAATGGTATGGCATTTCGATACATGGCGCGCACAGGGATGGTGTTGTCGGCTATCTCGCTGGAGGTGGATGCGATTGAAACGGTGCCGGAGTTTCAGCGCGGCTGGTATGCGCAAGACGCCACCACCAAGAAATTCAAACTCGACCCAAGCAAGGTGGATGTCGAAGATGTGACGGGGTTGAAGAATACCGTTGTCGCCACGCGCAGGGAAGCAGCTGAGGCGAAAAAGGCGGGTGAGCGGGCGCTGGCTGATTTCGCCAAGCAGTTCGAGGGTATCGACCCAGTGAAGACGCGCGAGCTGCTCGCTAAGTTCGATGGCCAGGACGAAGCAGCACTCATCGCTGCTGGCAAAATCGATGAAGTCATCGATCGGCGCATGGCGAAGAAAATGTCGGCGGTTGACGCTCAGCTGGCCGAGGCGCGCGCGCAGGGCTCTGGTGCTCTCGAGGTGGCGTCCGCTTTTATGGGGCGTGTGCTCGACAACCATGTTCGCGCGGCGGCGGCAAAGGCAGGTATGCATGCGGGTGCGGTGGAGGACGCACTGCTGCGGGCGCGTGGTATCTTCTCTGTTGACGATGAGGGCAATGCGGTTTCCTTTGAAGGTGAGGACGATGAGGAAACTGTGGTGCTTGGCGCCGACGGCAAAACTCCATACTCTGTTGACGAGTGGGTGACAGAGATGAAGAAGAAATCACCTCACTGGTTCCCGGCATCAGCATCAGGCGGCGGCGCGGGCGGCGGGAAGAACAGCGGCGGCTCGGGCAAGACAATGACGCGTGCAGCATTCGAAGCTCTCGACTCCAATGCCAGAATAGCGGCAATGCGCGAAAAGACAACCCTTACAGACGGATGAGTCAAATCTATTTACTTCCGATTTTCGAGGGAGTATAAGCGCGTAAGTCAAGGGTGGTTCTGGGTGAATCACCCTTCAGTTTGTTTGGGCTGTTGCGGGACGTGACGGCTCTTTGTGCGGCGAGCGGGATGCTCGAAATTGTAATTTCCCATTCATCTATCAAGGAGCCTTTCATGTTTGCACGCATTGCACAGTCCATTAAGTTGCACGTCCTAGCAGCGCTGTTTATCGCCAAATGCCATGTTGAACGCTACATGGCGCGAGTCGGGATGGTTCTCGGCGCTAACACCCTGACCAACCTTATCCCGACGATGTATGAAGCGCTGGATGTCGTCTCACGGGAGATGGTCGGTTTCATCCCTGCAGTCGCGCGCAACTCCAACGTTGAGCGCGTCGCGGTGAACCAAACCGTGAATATCCCCATCGTTCCGGCGATCGTTGGCGCTGATATCACTCCGGGCGCAAATCCGCCTTCTGATGGCGACCAAGTGATGGGCAACACCACGATGACTATCAGCAAGTCGCGCTACTGGCCGATCCGTTGGACTGGCGAGGAGATGCTGTCCATCTCCGGAAGCGGCGTGCAAAGCAACGTGGCTCGCGATCAGTTCTCGCAAGCTCTCCGCGCTGCCGTGAATGAAATCGAAACGGACTTGTCGGCGCTGTACACCGGCTGCTCACGCGCCTACGGCACCGCAGGCACTGCGCCCTTTGGCACTTCTGGCGACTTCTCGGACTTCGCAGGCACGCTGCGTATCCTTGATGATAACGGCGCACCTACTGGCGATCGTCAACTTGTGCTGGGCTCTGCCGCCATCTCCAACGTCCGAGGTAAGCAATCGTTGCTGTTCAAGGCGAACGAGGCTGGCACCGATCAGCTGCTCCGCGAAGGTATCCTCGGTCGTGTTGAAGGCTATGACATCCGCAACTCCTCAACGGTGAAAACCGTAACGAAGGGCACGGGTGCTTCTTACACCACCAGCGGCACGCTTCTTGCGGTCGGCGTCACAAGCATCCCGCTCATCACTGGCACTGGCACTGTCGTTGCTGGCGATAATGTGACGTTTGCCGGCGACACCAACATCTATGTGGTGACTACGGGTGTCGCCGCTGCGGGCACTATCGTGCTGGCGGAGCCGGGTCTGCGTGTGGCGATTCCAGCCGCTGCAACTGCGATGACGATCGGCACCGGCGGCACTCGTAACATGGCATTCTCGCGCTCAGCCATTCAATTGGCGACCCGCGCGCCTGCCCTGCCGATTGTCAACGGCGTTGCTCGTGACATCGCGGAAGACCGCGTGACGATCACCGACCCGATCAGCGGTCTGATGTTCGAGGTGTCGATGTACCTGCAATACCGCCAAGTGAAGTATGAGTTGGCGATTGCGTGGGGCCAGAAGCTGGTGGCACCGCGTCACGCAGCAATTCTGCTCGGCTAAACTGAGCAGACCGACTGGGGCAGCGCATCGCCCCAGTCACCTTACCAAATCAACCAGGAGAACCAAATGGGAAAAGTAACAGAAGGGCAGTTGAAGGGCGAACACGGGACTCGCGATACGGTGATCGTTGATGGCGTGGTGATGAATAAGTCGGATGCCGTTGGCTCTGCCGATTCGGACTTCGACAAAAGCGGTGCAACCAAAGCGCAGCTGAAGGCGGAGCTGGATCGCCTCGACATCGACTATCCGCCTGACGCGACAAAAGCGGAATTGCTGAGTTTGCTCCCGTAGGCAGAGGCATGGGGCGAGGGTTTCCCCGCTTCCGCCTCCGCCTCTAACTAAAAATTGGCATTGATAAGCGCAAAATGGCAAAGCAAATAATCATCTTAGAGCGACCAGACGTAAACCGTTTCTCTGTCGCGTATTGGTTACAGGTTCCAGTAGCTCGGCAAGCGTTCTACGCCAATGCTGCTGCGACAAGCCACTATATCGGCATTAGCGCACCGGAGTTATCTGACTTGCGGGCGGGCGTGTTTGTCGAACAAACGCAGGACATATCCTTCCTTTCAGCCGCGACTATCGGGCAATGCCAAGCGCAACTCGTTACAGAGTTTGCTGCTCGGCAATCGGCGATCACTAATTTTAATCAGTGGAACCGTTACGGAAGTTTCTATGACGGTGCAAGCTGGACTGCGGGAGGTGTGGCATGACAACTGACAATATTAGCTACGGAACGTGGACAGAATTTACCCTGACCAACTTAGCCTCACTTGCTAACGACGCTACAGACCCCTTTGCAGGATGGCAGTCCGTGCGCGTGGATAACCAGACCAGCGTAAAGGCGGTTGATTACGAAGTGATGGTGCATCTATCGACAGCGCCGTCAGCGCCAGCTAACGACAAAGCGTTGTATGTGTATGTGGTGCCTTGGGTGTATGACGGGAGCGCTTGGAATGCTGCGGCTAACTTTGGCACTACGACCCTACCAACAGGCTCAGAAGGCACCGCTAGTATGTCTGACCCTAATAGCATGAAAGGGCCATTTGTTATTCCTTATTTTGTTACCTCACAAATATTAGATGGCTACTTCAATATAGCGTCTATGTGCGGCGGCGTTGTCCCAGATGGGTGGTCGCTGGCAGTTCGCAATTGCACCGGCGCTGCTTTGCTCGATGATTCGCCGGGGACTGAACTGGTTATCGCTTACCGCGCAATAACCTACACGAACGCATAAGCATGGCTTACGGATATCCTAGAGGATGGGGTCAGCAAATGCCGCCAGTTGGCGCGGTTGTTGATTGGGGCGATCCTATAACTAAAGATTTGTATGGATACTGGTTGCCGAACTCGGGAGGGGGTCTATACGTCAGTAACGCGGCGAACCCAAGCTATAAAGGCAAAATGTCCGCAGAACAGGCTTCGTATCCTACTTGGGATGTTAGTAAGTTTGGCGGGGCGTTATCATATGATGGCACTTCCGCATATGTGTTTGGAGATATAAAAGACACAAATACCAATGTCGGCACTATGGTGGCGTGGGTTTATCGAACCGCAACTTGCACTGCTTGGGCGGGACTTCTAAGCACTCGTACCGGCGGGAGCAATAATAGCGGAATTATAGTGGGGCCATTAGGGACTGATCTTCGTTATACATGGACGAACAGCATTCAATATACTTTTGATACAGGTTTGACTATACCGCTAAATACTTGGGCATTGTGTGCGTGCAGTGTAGACCCTGCAACATCCAATATCTATTTAATTTATCCCGGTAGCTATAATAAGGTTTCTACAGCCTATAGTCCCGCAGCAGGCGATTTTTTCCATATGGAGTTTGGCAGAGACAATCTCAGCGGTCGATTGTTTACCGGGCGAATCGCGCATGGAGCTTACTGGGCGCGACCATTATTGGAAACAGAGATTAGGCGTCTCTACAGTGAGCCATTCGCCGGGATTTACAAGCCAAGACAATACCGGTCTAGGGCTGTAGCATTTAACTCAGCCGTTTCATTTAACTCAGCCGTTGCGGGGTCTGACCCGTTTGCGGTAGGGACGTCCATTTCAGCTGATGTGACGGGAGTCGTTATCCCGTCCATGACTAACGGACTTCTGCTGGTTGCGGTTGCATCACCTGCCACACCGGTCGCTCCGATACTCGACCCCGCAGGGTTGAATACATCCCTAACACTTGTTTCCGGAGCGTCAACTACCGACAGTGGAGGCAAGAAGCTCAATTACTACTATTTGCTGTCGCCCCCGGCGGGAACTTATACTATCAGGCTGATAACATGGACAGGTTTCAACGTTGCGTCTGGCGGCATTCAGTTATTCAGCGGCGTGCATCAAACTACGCCATTTGGCACAGTAGTTACAGCTACTGGAACTACACCGGGGAATCCCACGCCTCAGACAATCTCGACAGGTTCAGCAATATCGTCATCGGCTGATGAGGTGATAGTTGGCGCGTGTTATGTGAGTGCCGCTGCATCCACTCTAGTAACTAACTGCGGCGCGACCGATGATGCTATCTGTGACGACCCGGCAGGAAGTGGCAACAGCGTCACTGTGTCACACATAACCGGTTCCTCCAGTTTTACAATGACATGGGTAGATAACTGGACATACTCAACAGAACCCTATGGTTGCATGGCGTTTGCTGTAAAACAAGCCGCTTCTGGTGGCCCAATAATTTCCTCGCAGATGGTAAAACAATACTACGTGATGCCATGATTAAACAGCAGACATTTGAATATCGGTGCAACGATGATGAGCTTGCTGCTATTGCCACGGCGCTTGATCTGATGCGGCAGAA